GAGGTCAGTCAGTATCTGATGGCTGGCCCAGAGGGCTGGCCGGAACTTGTCCGTAGGATGTCCAAGCGGACTGAACTGGAGCGCGACCTCGCCTCTCTCCGCCGGGCTGTCTACCAGTATCAGGGCTGTGTCGAGACCGACACGGTGCCCCACTTCACCTCTCACTACGAGATGACCTCGGCCCTTAACCGGATGCGGAAGTATGGGTAATGTCGAAACCGGGGATTGCTCCCCGGTCTGTCGTGGTTGGCTACCACGACACTGATGAGACAAGCCTCAACTTCAACACACAGGAAACACAATGCGTCCTTCCCTTCTCTCTGACACCCTCATGTCCCTGATCCAGATCGGCCGTCCGGTCGTCATCGAGGGTGCACCGGGTGGTGGCAAGACCTCCCTTGTCCGGTCCGTCGCTGCTGCCATGGGTCTGGGCTACATCGAGCGGCACTTGCCCACCATGCTGGTCGAGGACTTCGGCATCCCTGTCTTGGGGGGTGACACCCTGCGCTACGTCGTGCCGGACTGGTTCCCTGCCAAGGGGTCCAAGTATGACGACGGCATCGGTGGGGTGCTGTGCTTCGACGACCGGAACCAAGCCAACGCTGACCTCCAGAAGGTGCTGGCTAACATCCAAGAAGCCCGCAATCTCCACGGGGTGCCGATGGCTGATGGCTGGTCTGTCGTCTCCACTGGTAACAGGCAGCAGGATCGTGCCGGGGCTAACCGTGTCCTGTCACACCTCGCTGACCGTGAGACCACCCTTGAGTGGGAGACCCACCTTGATGACTGGTCGTCGTGGGCACTGACCAACGGGGTCCGACCCGAGGTCGTGGCCTTCATCCGCTTCCGTCCCGGTCTGCTCCATGACTTCGACCCGAACCGCAACAAGAACTCCACCCCTCGTTCGTGGACCAACGGTGTCAGCGCCGTCCTTGGCACGGTCCCTGTCGAGGCTGAGTTCGACTGCTTCAAGGGTGCCGTCGGTGAGGGGGCTGCCGCGGAGTTCATCGGCTTCCTGAAAATCTACCGGAAGCTGCCCAACCCGGATGCTATCCTGATGACCCCTGACACGGCGGATGTCCCGACCGATCCGGCCACCCTCTATGCCCTGTCTGGTGCTATCGCCACCCGTATCTCCAACGCCAACATTGACCGGGCAATTACGTATCTTAAGCGTATACCAGCAGAGTTCTCTGTGCTATGTATGAGCATGGCGGTGCGCCGCGACCCTATGGTGACGTCCACTAAGGGCTTCATCGACTGGAGCGTGGCCCACCAGAGCGTGTTGTTCTAAGAGGAACTGATATGACCAGACGCATCGACATTTCCGGCCAGCGGTTCGGGAGGTTCACAGTATTAGGCCACGACACTGGCAAGAAGTGGCGGTGCGTCTGTGACTGCGGCACGGAAGTGGTTGTGGATAAGCAATCCTTACTGTCAGGGAGGAGTAAGTCCTGTGGCTGCTACCGAAGGGAGCACACAATCTCCGTGAGCACCAAGCATGGCATGACTGGCAAACCCGTGCACCATACGTGGAAGGGTATGCACCAGCGGTGCTACAACCCCAACGCCGGTAGTTACAAAGACTACGGAGCGAAGGGTGTGACTGTCTGTGAGCGGTGGCATAAATTCGAGAACTTCTACGCTGACATGGGCGACAAGCCCGATGGTTATTCCATAGACCGCATCGACCCGACTGGTAACTACGAGCCGAGTAACTGCCGGTGGGCCAGCAAGAAGGTGCAGTCCCGGAATAAGCGCAACAGTATACTGATCGACGGGGTGGCGCTCCGCTACCTCGCCGAAGAACTGAACATACCCTACACCACACTCTACGGCCGCATATGGAGGGCGAAGCAGCGGGCCGAAGAGGAAGGGACTAGGCTACCCACAACCACACAGGGGGCGAAGGGATGACAGGCACCTTTGCCGGGTATCTAATCAAGATCAAGACCATCGACGGTTTTGGCGAGTTGGGCCGTCTGTCGAAGGAGTGGACGGAGTATCGGGACAGTCGTGACTGGACTGCCAAGATGCTCTCGTTCACGGACTATCTCAAACACAAGTTCCCTGAGCAGGCGATGGTCTACAAAACCTACTGTCGCCTGACTTCCTACCAACCAACCAACAAGGACACATGACATGACCACACATCTCTCCGACCGCGCCCTGCTGGTGCAACTCAACATCTCCCAGTGGACAGCCCGCAAGCTGGACAAGAAGGCCACCAAGGAGGTGGCTTACAGCAACGGCGCTGCCCGTGAGGCAGGGAACTACAACAAGAAGCTGTTGCCCATGTCGGACAGCCTCGCCAACATCCACACCATGACGGGCGACATCCGTCGGGAGTTCTATGCCAACACCCTGCCGTGGGGACTGGAGAACACCCACATGCTGCCGACCGCGAACTACCTCAACTTCATGACCACCTTCCGCAAGCGGAAGTCGGAGTGGCAGGCTGTGGTGAACAAGTTCCTCACTGACTATCCCTACCTCCAGACCAACGCTCAGCGGTTCCTCGGCAAGCTCTACGATCCGGCCGACTATCCCGATGTCAACGACCTGCGGCACAAGTTCAACATGGACCTCGTGGTCATGCCCGTCCCGACCAATGACTTCCGTGTCCAGCTTGCCGATGATGAACTGTCCACCATCCACGCTGACATCCAGCGCCGGGTCGAACAGTCGTCCGGTCTGGCTATGAAAGAGGCTTGGCAGCGCCTTTACGACCATGTTAAGTTGATGTCCGAGCGGCTGGGTAACATGGAGGGTCGGCTCTATGACAGCCTGTTCGACAACGCCATCGAACTGTGCCGCATCCTGCCGCGCCTCAACTTCACCGATGACCCCCACCTTGAAGCGATGCGGACCGAGGTGGAGACCAAGCTGGTGGGTCACAGCAAGGAAGCTATCAAGGGCAGCCCGGTGCTTCGCAAACAGGTGGCTGACGAGGCTGCCGACATCATGGCCCGTATGGGTGCTTTCATGGGAGGGGTGTGAGATGGGGTATCGCAGCGACGTGGCCATCGGCATGTCGTTCAAGAACAGGGAGGCGCTCGTCGCCTTCCTGTCGGCTGTCCGGTTGGGTGACGCTATACCGTCTGAGGAACTCGATCAATACGAGGTGACCGATGCGGGGGAGTTGGGTGTCCTGCTTCACGCCAACTTCTTGGGTGTCAAGTGGTATGACAGCTACCCCGATGTGAAGTGTCACCATAACCTGTTGGACATGGCGAGGGAGCGCGGTGCAGGCACGGCGTTCATCCGCATCGGGGAGGAATATAACGACATCACCTATGAGATCGACATGGCCGACGTTGACCTCGATCTATATGACTTCTTCGGTGTCAGCCGTCAGGTTACCTATCCCGAGGATGGCACCGCTATCGCAGACTACATGAAGGACACGACATGTCAGACATCTACAGCAACATCGACGAGATGATCGACCTGTGTGGTCGCAAGATCGAGTTGCTCCGGCAACTAAAGAAGGGACTGATGCTGGCAGAGATGATCGGCATCCCTGCCAAGGACATCAAGGGGAAGCTGTCGCATGGTGTCACCAGCTACGGCACCCCGCTATACGCCAGACCATGGAAGACGGAGGAGTTCGTTGTCCGTCTCGATGGTGAGGAGGTGTATAGGAAGAAGTTGATCGACGTGCCGCAGGATTTCTGGCCCGTCGAAGTGCTTGCCGAGTATAAGCGTTACGTTAAGCGCACTCAGAAACCCAAGGAGTAACACACATGCAGTCCATGGAAACCCTCAAGACCCGCCTCGCCAAGGCCAAGACCAGCCTCGTGCTGGAGCACCCCTTCGTCGGCACCATCGCTCTGGGTATGCCGCACACCTACTCCGACGCCGTGCCCACCGCTGCCACCAATGGCAAACGTGTGCTCTACAATCCCAAGTTCGTGTCCGATCTGACCGACGAGGAACTCAAGTTCCTTGTGGCCCACGAGTGTATGCACCCCATGCTGGAGCATAACTTCCGCCGTCAGTCCCGCGAACCCAAGAAGTGGAACATGGCTGCCGACTATGTCATCAACCAGCTTCTGACTGACGAGGGCATCGGCAAGTTCATCGAAGGCGGCTGCCTCAACAAGGCGCTCTACGACGCCGGACAGGGTGTGTCCGAGCAAATCTACACCCTGCTGCCCGATCAGGACGGCGACGGTGAGGGCAACGGTCCCGGCGGCACTGGTCAGGACCTTGAGGACGGCGAAGGCACCGCCTCTGAGCAGGCTGCACAGGCTGCCGAGTGGAAGGTCAAGGTGGCGCAGGCTGCACAGGCTGCCAAGATGATGGGTAAACTGTCGGCTGGCATGGCCCGCCTTGTCGATGACATCCTCAACCCCACCGTGGACTGGCGTGATGTGCTCATGCGCTTCGTCGTCAAGCACAAGACCGATGACCGCAGCTTCTCCCGCCCCAACCGTCGCTTCCTGTCGCAGGGCCTCTACATGCCGAGCCGCAGCGGGGAACGGATGGGTCCGATTGCCTTCCTCGTGGACTGCTCCGGCTCTGTCGATGACGAGCAGCTTGCCCAGATGGCAGCCGAGGTTCGCATGGTGCACGAGGACTTGCATCCTGAGAAGTTGCACGTCGTATACTTCGACGCCGAGGTCACGCACTACGACTGCTTCCTGCCGGATGACACTGTGCAGATCAGCTTCCACGGTGGCGGTGGCACCGATGTCCGTGCTGCCTTCGACTACCTCGATGCGCAGGGTATCTCCGAGACGCTGGCTTGCACCATCGTGCTGACCGACGGCTACACCCCCTACCCCGACGGGTTCAACACCCCGGTGATCTGGGCCATGACCACTGACATGAACGCCCCGTTCGGTGAGCACTGCCGGGTCAAGGTGTGACATGGAGGATCAGCGCACAGTTCCCTTCGCAGGCACCCCGCTCAAGGCGGGGTGCGCCCTTGTCGCCCAAGACTGGGAGAACACCGCCAACGTCTGGGTTGTCGATGCGGTGGGTGAGAACGGCACGGTCATGTGCCACTGTCCCTTCGATACCACTCGCGCCGATACCTTTATATTCACCCCGTCCGACAAAGAGTGGATCGGTCCCGATGTGCAGTCGGTGCTGTCCTACCTCAAGCTGATGGGGATCAGAGCACGATGACACGCAACGCAAGACGGACCGCCACCCCGTGGCGGCGGCGCTACATGGTGCAGACATGGCCGCATCGGCACAGATTTGAGGTCGTGCTTGTCAGGGGTCGGGCGAAGCGGACACCCGATGGCAACCACAAGATCATGGTCAAGACCAACGCCCAGAAGTGGGAGTGGTATACCGTGTCTGGCTATGCGGACTTCGATCATCCACGGCGCAAGTTCTACAAAGCGGAGGAACAGGGCGAGATGCTGGCTTACATCGCCGCCCTTCGGATGCAGGGTCACACCCTTATCGGAACGGTGCCGTCATGGTAGACTTCCCTGAGGGCTATGGCTTTGCGCCGGGACAGAAGGCGAGGGTCATGCAGGACAGCTTCGCCGCTCTCGTCGGTGTGTTCACCGTCGAGAGTCACTTCCCATACAACAAGCGGCGCAGTCGTTCGCCCTACACATTCAAGGAGATAGGGGCGGTGCAGAAGGAGGCCGGGAACCCCACGATCCGTGGTATCCTGCTTGGTAAGGACGACACGCCCGTCATCGAAGGCACATTGCAGCAAGTCGTGACTGCCTTGTGCACATTACATCGCATCAGAGGAGGTAAGTAGTGGACCCGTCTATCGTCGTAGCTATGCTTGCACTGATCGTAGCCGGTTGTTATATTGTGTTCCTACATCATCAGTTGGTGGATGCGGAGCAAGCCTGCGAAGAAGCAGAGGAAGCACTTGAGGCAGCGGATAACGCTGTCACTATGTATCAACAAGTTCTCACCGACGTAGCATACAAACAAGCAACTCTTGAGGTTCTCCCCAATGGACAGATCGTCGCAACAAAACTCGCTGATCGAGAAGTATCGCTACATTAACGTCGAGTTCCACGACTGGTGGCAAGACGTATACTCCGAGTTCACGGAGGACATGAAGGAAGTCGGCATTGCTGTAGAGCGCATGTATTTCTCCGGCTTCTGTTCGCAGGGTGACGGTGCCTGCTTTGTCGGGTGCTTCGGTAACACCCGCACCTACCTTGACAAGCACCACGTCGATCAGTTCCCCATGATCCGCAAGCTGTTGGATCACGGCGGCGATGTGTATGCGACCAGCAGACATAGCGGGCACTACTACCACAGCCACAGCACCACCATCATACTAGAGGGTGACGCCTTCTACAACTGCATCGAGTCCAAGTCCGAGTTGCAGGACAAGGTCATCGAACAGTGGGACGAGTTGCTTCTCAAGGAGATGTCTGACCTTGAGACTGCCGTCACCGACCAGTGGCGGGCATACATGGACGAACTCTATGACAGGCTGGAGAAGGAGTATGAATACCTGACGAGTGACGATGCGGTGTGGGCAACCATCGAAGCAAACGAACTGGAGGAAGAAGTGGATGATGACGAGGATGATTATGATCGAGCCGCCTAAGATACTGGCAGTATGCGACATGTGCTGGGAACATAACCAAGAGGCGTCGTGTTTCCCAATCAAGGACATCATGTGGTCCAACATGCACAGCAAGTGGCTCTGTGATTGTTGTTGGGAGGAGCATGACTACGATGATGCTGAGGTGGTAAATGATCTGCCACCACGGGTTGATGCCTATGCCAGTGATGTCGTGGACAACTACGAAACTATGAAGCAACGGCTGATCGTTGCCATGACAGCAAGGCGTTTGGGAGTATAACACATGACACAGATCACTACCTACAAGCAGGCCGAGGAGTTCTTTGCCAAGGCCCGCAAGAAGGACGCAGGTCGTCCGCTCGGTGTCGTCGGATGGCGGTTGTTCTGCAACGACGATATCTACAGCATCAACTACAACGACAAGACGTTCGCCACCATCCACCCCAACAACCACCTCGTGTTGACGGGTGTCGATGTGTCTAACGGCATGGTCATCGGCGCGTCCAAGGTGCTGCCCATCATGGTCGTGTATCGTTCGACCGACAACTATCGGGTGCATATCCGTAGGGCAGGTAAGGCGAAGAACACATACGGTGCCTATGGTCTCACCAGCTTTCGTGACTGGCGCACTGGCGGGCTGCGCTACATCAAGAACCTGACCATCAACCTGACCAACCGTCAGTCGGTGGACTATGTGGAACCTGTGCGGACGGTGGACACCGACGCCCGCAAGCAGTGGCTGCGTGACAGCGACCGTGTGAAGAAGCACCTCAAGACCATCGTCAAGTTGGGTGGGTTTGTCCCCCTGCTGGAGGCGCTGCCCAACCTCCGCTGGCAATACCGCACCATTAACTGCCAGCCGGACTCGCCTGACCTGAACATCATGCTGACCGCCCTTGCTGGCGGTGACATGCAGCCCCTTGTGCAGCGGGTGGCAGAGCACATGCGCCGTTCGTCCTACACCAACCCCCCCGACACCGAGTTCCAGCTTGGTGTCATCGACGCCATCTTCACCAACAATAGCGTTGCCCTGCGCCGTGCGCTGGGCGTCATCACTTCGGAAGTATGAGGACCATCATGCAACAGACCCTTGCCGTGCCGACCGAGGCGCGGATCATCGTCGCCAATGTCCTGTCCTCCGGCGCAGCTTTCGCTGCTCGGATGGACAATGGGGAGAACTGCTACGTCCCTGTGGCAGTGTCCCAATCTGTGGGTGCCAAGATCGGCGACGAGTTGACCGCCAAGATCGTGCCCAACCGCTACACCGACAAGGTCGAGCGGACCCCGTGGCTTGTCGTGCACCTCGTTGTCCCTGCACAGGCGGCGCTGCCGATGGCTGCTGTCCCCCAACCTGTGCGTCAGACCATGCCGATCTACGACCGGGTCCATGCCGTGCTGCAAGGCGGCGGTGTGTGGACCGTGGCTACCGTGTTCGAGGAACTGTTCCCCGGCGAGAGCCGGATGGGCGGGGCCGACGACTACAGCGCCGTGAACAACGCGCTGCGGAAGCTGTTTAACGAGGGCAAGTGTTCGAAGTTCAACCTGTGGCGCAACGTCACGCAACTGAAAGCCAGCAAGGAATGGTTCACCTGCTTCCCCGAGAGGGCAGACGTGGACGAATGGGAGGAATGACATGGAATACTGGACCATCATGTGGATCACGGTGCTGAGCGGGTATCTGGACGGCTCCATCGTGGCCGTGCCGTATGAGACCTTGGCGCAGTGCGAGGCTGCGTTGCAGTCTGTCAGCAACACGCTGCCCTATGACCACAACATGATCTGCGAGGAGACACCGACGCCGTCCAAGTCGATGCGTCCGAAGCCCCGGCCGGAGGGACTAGGCGAATGATAAGGGCGGCACCAAAGGCGGCGAACAAGACAGCACATGTCATCGCAGGATGCGACATGTGCGACACAATAACGGAGGTAAAGACAGCATACGAGCGGAAGAACGGAACCTTCCGCCCGAACGAAGGGCAGGTCATCCAGAAGCTGACGCATAACGGATGGTCATACATCAAGGGGCGTTTGCTCTGCCCCACCTGTGAAGAACAACGCCGTGCAACAACCAACGTAAACATAGAGGTAGACATCATGACCACCACCGAAGAACCGAAGCAGCCGTCCAGAGAACAGAAGCGTCAGATCGTGGCGCTGTTGACCGAAGTGTATGACACCAAGACCGGGTGCTATACCGGGGGCGAGACTGACAAGACCGTGGCCGACACCATCGGCGGTGGTGTCATGCTGGGGTGGGTGTCCCAGATCAGGGAGGATTTGTTCGGACCGGACGGCAACGACGAACTCAACGACCTGAAAGAGGAAGTCGCTGCCCTCACCAAGGCGACCGCCGATGTGGCGAAGAAGTGCAGCGAAGATATTCAGAGCGCACTGTCTGCGCTGCGGGAATACAACGGGCTGCGCCAGACGCTGGCTGACCTTGAGACCCGGGTCAACAAGTTGAAGAAGGCCATCGGCCCTCGCGCTGAGAAGGTGTAATGACCAACGGGTCGGAATTGAAATCACCCGGTGCCATGGCACTGAGGGCGGCAGGGTTCAAACCCTGCCCCCGATGGTGGCTGACTGAGGAACAGCTGGAACTGGTGGAATACATGGCCCGGCAGAACGAGACCGAGGTCAATCGGATCAGAGGTGAGGCGAACAGGTATGGACGACGCATGGAAGGGCGAGGGGTTGATCCGCGGGCAGAAACCCAACGGCAACCGGAAGGAGGCAACCAAGCTGGTGAACGTGATCTACCACGCCCAGCGCAGGAAGGAGGGGGTTCCCACGGCAGGGGCGAAGAAGCATAATGGCATGATGAAGGGCGTGTTCGCCGAGGTCAGCAAGCCGTGAAGCGCGTAGTTCTCAAACCCCTGCACACCAAGGTGACGGGCGACTTGCCACGCATGATGCGCGTGTCCCTGCCCTGCGAACCGTGGGAGAAGGCGGATGAACCAGAACCTGATCCTACTCTTGAACCTAAGGAAAAGATTGCGGGAACGGATAAGGACAAGCGGCGTGGGCACCGCTCACCCCGACATCTCGGCCCTTATACTCGCCGTAGAACAGACGACTGATAGGCTGCTACATGAAACCGACACCCCGCGAACAGCACCTCCGCAACGAGGTGGGCCAACTGACCCACCGCATCCATGAGATGATCGCCGAACGGAAGGCGATGCACTCCGACCTTGTCGCCCAACGTGCGGACATGACCACCGCACTGCACCTGCTGGAGATTGGCACGGTGAGGGACGCCATCCAAGTTCTCAGAGACGCACTCGCACACAGGGAGAGGAACCGTGAGAAGCGCAAGTCCCGCACTGGAGAAGGCGCTGGCCCGCATGTCGGACCGGCACCTGCAAGCCCTGCACCGGATCGCCAAGGATAAGGAGAAGGGGCTGCGCCCCTTCTTCACCGACGTCCACAACATGATCGCCTTGCGGAAGGCAGCGGAGAAGAAGGCATGACCAAGGACCTGACCGAGGGTGTGAAGTTCGACGGCGACAAGCTGCGCTACGACCTGATCCCGCCCGAACTGCTGGAGCAGACCGCCCTCGTGCTGACCTATGGTGCGCACAAGTATAGCGCACGCAACTGGGAGAAGGGCATGAAGTGGGGGCGCTGCTTCGGCGCACTCATGCGTCACATGTGGGCGTGGTGGTGGGGCGAGGACCGTGACCCGGAGACTGGCTACTCCCACCTGTCCCATGCTGCCTGCTGCATTGCGTTCTTGATTGCATATGAACATCGTTGTATAGGTGAGGATGATCGCAACAAGCTGGGAGGCAGCAGTGATGGATGACCACTACGGTGCTACGGATGCGTTTGTGAAAGCATACGCATCGCGCAGTGTAGGGATGGAGGAAATCCGTAAGAGTTCTTACATGGATAGCGCCACTTACGCCATGAAGGTAGCTGCGGAGATGGACTCGCGTGTCGTGGGTGAGGTGACGCACCAAGCTATACGCCATCTTGCAAACAAGTGCAGCATGGCAGAGACCGAACTGTTGGACTTCATCAAGTTCTTGCGCAACGACCCCGAAATCGCCGACCGCTATACTGCATACAAAACAGCGCGCCGTCTGCGCGGGGAGAGTGTATAATGGACATCGTTACTATCGACTTCGAGACCTACTACGACAAGGACTACTCCCTGTCGAAGATCACAACCGAAGCATACATCCGTGACCCTCGCTTCGAAGTGATCGGTGTGGGTGTCAAGGTGAACGACGGACCCGTCGATACCTACAGCGGGGATGATGCTGGCAAGTTCCTCAAGTCGCTGGACTACAGCGACAAGGCCATCCTCTGCCACAACACCGTGTTCGACGGGGCCATCCTGTCGTGGAAGTACAAGATCAAACCGCGCTTCTGGCTGGACACCCTGTCCATGGCCCGCCCCCTCCATCAGTCCACCGTGGGCGGCAGCCTCAAGGCGCTGGCCCAGCACTACGGGCTGGGGGAGAAGGGCGAGGAAGTGGTGGCTGCACTGGGCAAGCGGCGCAGGGACTTCACCCCGGCCGACCTTGCCCAGTACATGCGCTACTGTGCGAACGACATCGAACTGACCTATGCCCTGTTCAAGAAGTTGAAGAAGGGTTTCCCGCTCGACGAGTTGCGGATCATCGACACCACGCTGCGGATGTATACCGAGCCGATGGTGGAACTGGACGAGGAACTGCTGGAGGATCACCTCGCCCGTGTCGTTGCGTCCAAGCTGGCGCTGCTGGACAGTCTCGGTGGCAAGGGCAAGGACATCCTCATGTCCAACGACAAGTTCGCCAAGCTGCTCAAGCGGCGGGGTGTGGACGTGCCGATGAAGGTCAGCCCCGCCACGGGTAAGGAGACCTATGCCTTTGCCAAGACGGACCTGCCCTTCCTCGCCCTGCAAGAACACCCCGACCCTGTGGTGCAGACGCTCGTGGCTGCGCGGCTGGGCCTCAAGTCCACGCTGGAAGAAACCCGCACCAAGGCGCTGATCGGTGTGTCCCAGCGGGGGCGGTTGCCCATCATGCTGAATTACTACGGGGCGCACACCGGGCGCTTCTCTGGGGGCGACAAGCTGAACCTCCAGAACCTGCCCAGCCGTGGTGACAACACCATCCGTCGCGCCCTCTGCGCCCCGCCGGGGTATAAGATCATCAGCTGCGACAGCAGTCAGATCGAAGCCCGCATGGTGGCCTACCTCGCTGGTCAGTCTGATCTGGTGCAGCAGTTCCGTGAGAACCGGGACGTGTATTCGGAGTTCGCCTCCGATGTCTACAACCGCAAGATCACCAAGGCCGACAAGGTGGAGCGCTTCGTCGGCAAGACCTGCATCCTCGGGCTGGGCTACATGACTGGCGCACCGAAGCTGCGGGACACCCTCAAGCGGGGGCAGGGTGACATCTCTGTGGACCTGACGCCGGAGGAAGCCACCGACATCGTGAACATCTACCGCCGCAAGAACCACAACATCGTCAAGCTGTGGGCCGAGTGCGGCTACGCCCTGTCCAACATGATCGCTGGACGCAAGGGGCAGATCGGCACCCTGCTGACCTATGACCCCGATGGTATCCTGCTGCCCAACGGGATGAAGCTGCGCTACCACGGGCTGTCGGCCAACGACCGCAAGTTCTTCTACATCTCTGACAAGCGCATGTTTGACAGAGCGATGAAGGCGCGGCTGGAGGGCAGCAAGGCGAACGTGGGTGAGGGTCTGGTCCCCGGCCAGTCCCACCTCTACGGTGGCAAGGTGACGGAGAACGTGGTGCAGGCGCTGGCCCGCATCGTGGTGGCTGGGCAGATGCTGGCTATCCATGACGCTGGCTACCACGTCGCCTTCCAAGTGCACGACGAGAACGTCTGCATCGTGCCCGAAGATCAGGCCGAGCAGGCACAGAAGGACATCGTGGCCATCATGTCCACCGCACCGTCGTGGGCACCCGACCTGCCCGTCGCCTGTGAGGCTGGCATGGCCGACACCTATGGAGATGCGTGATGACCGTTAAACTCGCCCACTCGTACACCGCCCTCAAGATGTACGAGAACTGCCCGAAGCGCTACTACCACCAGCGCATCACCAAGGAAGTCGTGGACCAGCCGGGGACGGCGACGGTCTACGGTGAGCGGGTGCACAAGCAGTTGGAGGAATACCTCAAGGCCCCGGCGACGGGGCTGCCCGCCGAGACGGCGGCGCTCCAGCCCCTGTGCGACAGCGTGATGAAGGGTGTCGATGGTGGCGGGATGCTGCTGATCGAGCAGGAGTACACCCTGACCAGCGACCTCAAGCCGACCACATGGTTCGCGCCGGACGCATGGCTGCGCTTCAAGCTGGACGTGCTGGCCATCCGGGGGAACAACACGGCCATGGTCGTGGACTGGAAAACTGGGAAGCGCCGCCCCGACTTCGATCAGTTGGAGATGTTCGCCCTTGCGGTGTTCAGCTTCTGGCCGTCGATCCGCAAGGTCTCGTCCATGTTCGTCTGGACCAAGGAGAACGCCATCGACAAGGAGACCTACCGGGTCGAGCACAAGGACGAGATGTGGACCCGGCTGCTGACCCGCATCCACCGGGTGGAGAAGTCCTTGGAGACGGACAACTGGCCTGCCAAACCCAGCGGGCTGTGCAAGTTCTGCCCGTGCCGGGAGTTCTGTGAGTTCGCCGCTTGACCGGCAACGAGTGAGGTGACACGATGGCTACTCCAGAGGGCCGCATCAAAGCGGGGCTGGACCGGATGTTGAAGGCAGAGCGGGTGTGGTTTTACCCCCCGCAGGCCGGACCATTTGGTAGTGCTGGCATCCCTGACCGGGTTGCCATCGTGTCAGGCATCTTCGTCGGCATCGAATGTAAAGCTGACGCCACCAAGAAACCGACCGCCTTGCAGCTAAAGTGCATGGCGGACATCGAGGCTGCGGGTGGCAAGTGTTTCGTCGTCTACGACAAGGCAACCATCGAGCATGTGAGGGAGTGGATACATGCTTGTCGTCGAGTCCGCGAGGGCAGTAGCCCTTAAACTGAACGACCCCAACCGGGTCTTGGAGTGTATCCCCAAGGCGCGGCAGCTTCCGTCTGACCCTCGTATCGTCGTCGTGCCCCACCGGGTGCGTGAGATGCAGCGACTCAAGGAACTGGGGTTCAATCCGCCGTCGCCCATCGGCTACCAGTATGACTGGCCCGGGCGCTTCACGCCGTTCGATCACCAGAAAACGACGGCCGACTTCCTTACTCTGCACAAGCGCTGCCTTGTGCTGAACTCCATCGGCACGGGCAAGACCGTCAGTTCCCTGTGGGCTGCGGACTACCTGATGAACGCCGGGCTGGTGAAGAAGGTGCTGATCCTGTCGCCCCTGTCCACACTGGAGCGGGTGTGGGGTGACGCCATCTTCAAGGAGTTCTACCACCGCAAGTCCGTCACCCTCTATGGCGATGCGAAGCGCAGGCTCAAGCTGCTCAAGACCGAGGCCGACTTCTACATCATCAACCACGATGGCTTCCCGATCATCGCCAAGGAAGCGCTGGACATGTTCGACCTTGTCATCATCGACGAGGCGGCAGTCTACCGGAACCCATCGACCAAGAGGTTCAAGCAGTTCTACCGCTGGCTCCAAGTCCAGCCCAACCTGCGCCTGTGGCTGATGACCGGGACGCCGACCCCCAACGAGCCGACCGACGCATGGGCGCTGGCGAAGCTGGTGGACAGCCCGCACATGGCCAAGACCTACACCGCCTTCCGCGAACAGGTCATGACCAAGATCGGCCAGTGGAAGTTCGTGCCCCGACCGGACAGCGTGGACATCGTGAAGCATGTGCTCCAGCCCTCCATCCGCTTCACCCGGGAGGAATGTCTGGACCTACCGGACACCATCACGCAGACCCGCAAGGTGGAGATGACGCCGGAGCAGTCGAAGCACTTCAAGCAGATGGTCAAACAGCTTGTGACCGAGGCTGCGGGCGGCACGATCACCGCCGTGAACGAGGCGGTGAAGGCGCAGAAGCTGATCCAGATTGCCCTTGGCGTGGCCTATGGCGAGAACGGGGAACTGATCGAACTGGACTGCGCACCCCGCATCACCGCCGTGAAGGAGGTGATCGAGGAAGCGGGCGAGAAGGTGATCCTGTTCGTCCCCCTGACTGGCACCCTGCGGATGCTGGAGCGTGAACTGTCGAAGCACTGGACGGTGGGTGTGGTGAACGGTGAGGTGTCGTCTGCGAAGCGCAATGACATCTTCCATAACTTCCAGAACGCGCGTGACCCGCACATCCTGCTTGCACATCCTGCGACGATGGCGCACGGTTTGACCTTGACAGCAGCGTCAACCGTCGTATGGTATGGTCCTATCACCAGTAACGAACAGTATGTTCAGGCCAATGGTCGTGTAGAACGTATCGGCAAGAAGCATGTGTCGAACGTCGTACACATTGAAGCAACCGAGGTTGAGCATCGCATCTACGAACGTCTGCGTAACAAGCAGAAGCTGCAAGGTGTGTTGCTTGATCTGATAGCCCAGATGGGAAGGGTAAGATGACGTTTGTGATCGAGAAGAACGTGCCGCTGCCGGAGAAGAACATCCGGTGGAAGTACCCGTTCGATCAGATGGAAGTTGGTGACAGCTTCTTCGTTGCGAACAAGGAGAGCACCCAGATGTCGGCGCTGTGCAAGCGCGCTGGCAAACGGCTGGAAGCCCGCTTCGTGACGGCGAAGGCTGAGACCAACGACGCCAAGGGCGTCCGGGTCTGGAGGGTCGAATGAGCCTCACAGTCGAGCAGGTGGTAGGCACCTACATGAAACTTCGCCGCAAGAAGGAAGCGGTGGAACAGCAGGTCAAGGACGAGGTCGCCGACATCAAGGCGAAGATGACCAAGCTGGAGTCGTGGCTGATGCAGAAAGCGGACGAGGATGGCGTCACGTCGTTCAAGACCGCCGCCGGTACGGCCTTCATCACCACGACCGACTTCGCCAACGTGGCTGACTGGGACGCTGTGCTGAACTTCATCAAGGAGAACGAGGCGTTCGACATGCTGGAGAAGCGGGTGTCCAAGTCCGCGGTCAAGGCGCTGCTGGACGAGACGGGCGAGGTTCCGCCCGGCATCACCTACGGCACCAAGATCGGGATCAACGTGCGCAAGCCGACTGGCGGTGACGAATGAGCAACATCTTCCGTCGCCTGTTCACTTCCGTGGTGCACGTCAAGAACGGTCAGGTCAGTGTGGAGACTGCCCCCTCGGGTGAGGGTAGCGCCAACCAAGTTCTGAACATGCTCTCGCACTGGGAGAACAAGCAGAACCTGTCGGTCGTGCCGATCAACAACGGCTTCCTGATCTGCACCCGGGTCTACAACCCGAACGGGCCGGACTACGTCGAGGCGACCCATGTCGCCGATGTCGAGACCCTCGGTACTACCATCGTTGCCCAACTGGCTGCGATGCGCCTCAAGAAATAACCGCAACCACAGGAGACCCCTATGACCAAAGGTGAATACCGCGTTGGTATCAACTTCAACCCGTCGGCTGACGACATGGTTGGCAAGATCAAGCGGGCTGCCGCCGATCTGATCGACCTGATCGACGGCATCAAGGCCAGCACCGACGGACACGACACGGTCGTGGAAGTCCTGCGCCTCAAGGCGCTGGCTCAGACCCACGTCGAAGACGCCGCAATGTGGGCAGTGAAAGCTGCCACGAAACCCGCTCTGTAAGAGGACACCATGAGCAACATCGTTCCCAGCAACATCCAAATCCCGGCCCACCTCGCGCGTGTGGTCGGTCAGCCTTCGGCCCTGTCGGCTGCACTGGCTGGCGGTCTGTCCGGCGGCGCGAACTATCCCCGCATCTCCATCAAGGGTGCGCGGTTCCGCATCGTGGAAGACGGCACGGAGACCGTGCTCGAAGACACGAAGCTGTCGGTCGTGATCGTGGGTGCCAACCCCCGTCTGTCGAAGACGTACTACGCAAAGCAGTGGACCCCGGACAGCGAACCGTCGTCGCCGGATTGCTACTCGCTGGACGGTATCCGCCCGGCTGGTGACAGCACCGACCCGCAGCATGACACCTGCGCTGGGTGCCCGATGAACGCATGGGGTTCCAAGGTCACGCCGATGGGCCAGCAGATCAAAGCCTGCGCCGACCAGAAGCGTCTGGCCGTGGTCGCTTCGAACGACCCGACTGGTCCGACCTACCTGCTCCAGATCACGCCCGCTGCACTCAAGGGGCTGGCCTCCTACCAGAAGGAACTGTCCCACCGGGGCATCCCGGTCGAGGCGGTCAAGACCGTCGTGACCTTCGACACCGACGCCAGCTTCCCGAAGCTGATGTTCAAGTTCGGCGGCTTCCTTGATGAGGACGAGTACGCAGCAGTGGAAGAACTGTTCGGCTCGGACAAGGTCATGGAAATCACGGGCGAGAAGACCGAGGCCCCGGCCGAGGAAGAAACCCCGGCACCCAAGCCGAAGGCTGCCGCCAAGCCCGCCGTGAAGGCCAAGCCTGCGCCGGAACCCGAGCCGGAGCCGGAAGCGCCGAAGCGTGGGTTCGGTGCCAAGGCTGCGCCCAAGCCTGCCGTGGTCGAGGATGACGAGGAAGAAGCCCCGCCGCCGAAGGCCAAGGCTGCTGCCAAGCCCGCCGCTGCGAAGGCTGCGCCGAAGGCCGCGCCCAAGGTCGAAGCCAAGGGCACCTCGTCGCTGGCCGACGAGATTGCTGCCCTGATGGAGGACATGGACGAAGATGACTGATGCACGGTCGATCCCGTTCGACCGGATCGACTCGCTGCGGCGTCACATGATGCTCACTCGTGGGCAGATGGCACGGTTACTCGGGGTCTCCCGAGTAACCTACTACAACTGGCAGGCGGCAGGACAACCGGCAGCACGAAATATAGTGTACGTCAGGAAGGTGCTGAAAGAACTACTCAGGATCGTGGTGGATCATGAGTGGCCTTCGCCCCGGGTCATCGCCATGGACAGCGACGAACGACTGGTGGAACTACAAAAACTGATCCACATAGTATAAGGATGGGGGTTCGCACCCCCATTCATCCGAGCAGGGTAGGGACATGGATACAGCAGAATTTCTGGGTAGGGTTCTGCCCGACGATGGGCATTATGTAGCAACTGTTATCAACCCGGATCGTCGCGCACAGAAATTTTATAACAGCATCGAGGCTCTGGCCAACGCTGTTATACGGATCGACATCGCAGGTGGTAACGTCTACTACGCAATGTCGTCGTTCCGCGACACGTCAAGTCGCAAACAGATCAACGTCCACAGGACCAAGGCCCTATTCATCGACGTGGACTGCGGTGAGGACAAGCCCTTCGCCGACCAGAAGGAGGGAGCCAAGGCCCTCCGCGCCTTCCTCAAAACCAGTGGTATGCCCGCCCCGATGATCGTGTCGTCCGGTCGCGGCCTTCACGTCTACTGGCCGATGACCGAAGCGCTGGAGCCTGCGGACTGGCAGCCTCTGGCCGACGCCCTCAAGACTTGCGCCAAGCACCACGGGTTCCAGATCGACCCCAGCGTGACGGCAGACAGCGCCCGTGTGCTGCGCCCGGTCGGCACCCACAACCCCAAGAACGGGGCCGAGGTCGCGCTTCTCAAGGACAGCCCTGACTACGACCCCGACCACCTGCGTGACGTGCTGACCAGCTTCATCGGTGCGGCCCCCTCGGTGCCCTCGGCTGCGCCCCGGGGTTTCGCCGCGCAGGCGGGTGTGTCCCGGGTCACAGCGGCCCTGTCGTCGGGACAGGAGTACGCCCCGGCCAATGGCGTGAACATCGTCAACGGGTGCAACCAGATCGCGTGGGGTGTGAACAACCAAGGCGAGGTCGAGGAACCCTTCTGGTACGCCATGCTGGGTGTCGCCGCCTTCTGCGATGACCCGGAGGGGACCGCGGTCATGTGGTCCGACCAGCACCCCGAGTATGATTACTCCCGCACTGTCGTGAAGATGGAGCAGTGGCGGCGGCAGTCGACCGGACCCTCTACCTGCAAGCGCTTCAAGGACCTGCGCAGCAATGGATGCCGTGGCTGCATCTTTCACAACAAGATCACCAGCCCGGCCCAGATCGGGCGGCAGTTCGCTGCGGCAGAGGGTCCGGCCGAGGATGTGCTGGACGAGGTCGGTAAGGAAGTGCCGGTCCCTGCTGGGTACAAGCGCATGGCAAAGGGCGGCATCGCGCAGGATGTGGAAGGCACCGACATCGAGGTGTCTCCGTTCGACCTCTACCCCGTGGGCTATGGGCGCGACGAAGCGCTGGGCTACGAGGTGGTGCGCTACCACTGGAAGCGCCCGCACAAGGGCTGGCAGGAACTCAAGTTCCGGCAGGCGTATCTCGCCGACGGCAACCGGGAGTTCCCCACCGCAATCGCCGACCAAGGGATCGTCCTTCACCACAAGGTCATGACCGAGAGGTTTCAGATGATGCTCCGCTCCTACATGGATGAACTCCGCAAACTCAAGACCACCACGAACCTCTACACCGCCCTCGGGTGGAAGGAGAACAACACCATCTTCGTCATCGGCGATAAGCAGGTGCGCAAGGATGAGACTGGCAAGGTCGTGACTGAGGATGTGGTGCTGTCGTCGGCGGTCCAGCGCCTCGGCTCCCACATGCACGGGGTCAAGGGCAGCCACGAGAAGTGGCTCAAGATCACCAAGCTGATGGAACTGGCCGGGCTGAACGCCCACAAGTTCGCGCTGGGTGTGGCTATGTCCGCGCCGCTCTACCAGTTCACCGGCCTCAAGGGTGCGGTGCTGTCGCTCTACGGACCGACCGGCAGTGGCAAGACCCTCGCGCAGTTGGCGATGCAGTCCATCTGGGGCGACCCGACCGAGTTGCACTTCCAGTCGAAGTATACCCAGAACGCCCTGTTCACCCGCTTGGCCTTCTACAACAACCTCCCCATGACCATCGACGAGACGACCATGATGCCCGACAAGGAGGTCGGGGACTTCATCTATGGCGTCACGCAGGGCCGGGACAAGAGCCGCCTCAACGCGAAGATCGAGGAACGCGACCCCCGGACATGGGCGGCACCTGTCACCCTGTCCACGAACCGGCCGATGGGCGGCAAGCTGCTGGCCGCATCCTTCGAGACCGATGCGCAGATGGCGCGGATGCTGGAACTGTCACTCGAAGCGTCGGACATCTTCTCCAAGAACACTGACACCGGACGCAGGTTCTACGATACCGTCACCCGCAACTACGGTCACGTCGGCAGCTTCATCCTGCCGTGGCTGGTGGACATGGGCGAGGATGCCATCAACAAGATGATCGCCGACCACCGGGCGGCGTTCGAGAAGCGGTATAACATCCGCTTCACCGGGGAGGAACGCTACTGGGAGAACCTCATCATCCTCGCTGACCTGATGAACAAGGTCGCCACGCAGAGCGGGTGGGTGGACTACAAGTACCGTGAGGCGACGGAGTTCGCACTGGCCCATGCCGGGATGACGCGCCGCAGCATCGCCACCACCAAGGTGGATGAGTTCGACATCCTGTCGGAATACCTGAACGAGATGTCGGATGCGACCGTGGTGATGATGCACACCGACAATGGCAACGACCATTACGAGCCGACCCGTCTGCCACGGGGTGAGGTGCGGGTGCGCTTCGATCTGTACCGCAAGACCATCCGTGATGACTTCGACCGTGGTATCCTGCTGGTGGATCGGACCCACCTGCGCCGCTGGATGTCCAGCAAAGGCGGCGACTTCAAGCGGTTCTCCGACATACTTGCGCACGACAACGCCGACGCCACGCCCTCATCGAAGAAGGCCATGCTCGGGCGGGGGACAGAACTGCGCCTGCCGCAGGTCTATGTGCTGGGCATCAACCTCAACCACGAGCGCCTCAGAGACCTGCTCAACAACCGGGATGACCGGGTGGAAAGCCTGACTCTGGGGCAACTCAAGGCCGTGCGCTAGTTCGAGGTCAACAGGTCGACCATCGTTTGCAGATCGCGCTCGGCGGCATCGGGGGCGGACTTCAAGGTCCGCTCAATCGCCGGGCGGCGGGCTTCCTTGAGCGCTCTCTGGGAGTTCTTCACGAAGTTCCGCACCTCCAGCGCCGTGCCCGCCGACGCAGCGTTCCAGTCCTCCACGGCTGCCTCAATCTCCCGGGCACGGGCGCGGTCGTTGCGCATCATCGCTTTGATCCACGCCGTGCGGAACCCGGTCGACACCTCTCGCTGGTAGTCCGTCATCCGCTTGGCTGACCGGATCATCTCGTACTGCTTGGCAGCCTCGGCCGGATAGAAGCCCAGCGCCCGGGCCAGCACAGTACCCGCCGTCATCTGATCGGACACGACATAACCGCGTCGGTCCACGACGGCCCCGTTCTGGAGGTAGGCGTAGGTGTCACCGACGGCGCGGGCCATCGTGATCGGCGCTTCCCGCAGCACATCTTCCATGGAAGTCGTGGTGGAGAACGGCGCAGCGGCAAGGTCCGCAGCGAACTTGGCAGTGCCGATCAGCATCGACGGCGCGGGGCCGAAGATTTGTCCCAGCGACCGGGCCGGGTCGGACCCAGCCAGCAGGATGTCGGTGCCCGGCAGCAGATCACCCAGCGAGGTGCGCCCTGCCACGTCGGCGGGGACGTACTCGTTCACCAGACCCTTGAGCAGCGTGGGCGACATGCCCGGCAGGACGCTGTCGATGAACTTCGCGGTCTCGTAGCGCGCACCCTGCCACCCGGCGATCTTGAGGCGCTGCGCCAGCGTGTCGGCCAAGTCCTCCAAGTCCTCGGCGAAGGGCAGACCAGCGATGCCACTGAGCAGGACGATCCCGGCGATCATGCCGATCTTCCCGTTGCGCGACAGGTTGGCGAACATCTGCACAGAGGTGGTCGGGAACACCTTGTACATGTACATGAAGGACTGGATGCCCGAGCGCCACGCAGGCGGGCGGTTCAGGACCGAGTATTCCCCCATGGTGTACTGCAGCGCCTTGACCGCGAAGGCCCGGGCGGCGGCGTCAGCCTCAGCCTCAGAGGCACCAGCGGCCACCTTGCGCGCGAACTCCAGTCGGTAGGAGGCGAGGCCCAGCGTCCGGCGGCTGGCCTGCTCCGTGACGTTGAAGGTCCACATCCACCCGTCGAGGAACTTCTGCTGCCATCCCTGCGTGGTGCGGCCCCGGGCGGTGCCCACCAGTGCGTTGGACTGCGCCGGGATCATGGCCCCGTCACGGATTTCCTGCGCGATGAAGGCAGCCTCGCGGGCATTGATCCCGAAGCGCTTCTGCATGGCAGGGTCAGCCGCGATCTGGTCGTAGAACTCGGCGGTGTTGGCCTCACGGCTGGTGATCCCCGGTGCACCGACGTGTTTACCTGCAAGGGACATCTCTGCCACAACGCTGCCGACCGAGAACCCGCCACCGAAGGCGGTCTTGGGGTTGTAGCTGGCGAGGTAGGGCACCCCGTTCGTGACCAGCGACAGCAGGTTCAGCGCACCCGTGGCGATGGAGCCGCCCAGTTGCATCATGGAGGTGGCAGCACGGATGCGCGACACCAGCGGGCCAGACCCGAAGTCCGACTCGTCCACGTTCTTGTTCCCGTCGAGGAACGCCACGGTGCTGGCTGCCTCGTTGTAGAACTGGTTGCCCCGGCGCGGCTGACCATTGCCCGGGTTGGTCTGGTTGTACATGTAGGCGTACTGCTCGTAGGCCCTCTGCGCGTCGGCCACCTTCTCGCGGGTTGCGGTCGGGTCAGCAGCCAGCTTTTCGGCGCGCTCTTTCAGTTTGCGCAGTGCCTCGGCGTCACCGTTCCACAGCCGGTTGGTCGACTCCATGCTGCGGTCCATCAGTTCCGCCAGTCGCGGGCGCATCAGCACCTTGGCGATGGTAGAGGCCCGGCTCTCGATATGGCGCATGGTCGCCATGACGCCATCCATCTTCGCACCGGGGGTGAAGGAACGCTCCAGCCGGTTGCGGGCGTTGCTGTTCTGCCGGGTCAGGGCGACGATCACGTCCTCCATCTTCTCCGGCGTCAGCGTGATGTCGAACTGGCGAAGGCCACGGATGAACTCATTGAGGTTCAGTTCCGGCGGCGCGGCAATGGCGTCGAGGGCGCGCTCGGACACGGCGCGCAGTTGCACCTTCTGCAGCCGGTACTGCCCGGCGTCTTGGTCATAGGCCATGACCTCGAACTCGGTGTTCCCGAACATGTCGTTCGTCTTCTGCACAGCTTCCATGGATTCGGAGGCGCTGTCGAACTGGGAGTAGACCAACTGCTCCCGGTAGCTGTCCTGCAGCCGGACGATCTTGTTCCCGACGAAGGCTTCCACCCGCATCTGGAACTTCCCCTCGCGGAGGATCGGGGTGTAGCCCGTGGCGATGGTGCGCTTGGTGAACTTGTCAGCGTCCTTGCTGGCGAGTTCTGACAGGATGACCTGCTTGACCTTGTTCTGAACCACATAGCGGTCCTCGCCCAGCCGCATCCGCGACTTGAACGCCTCCAGCTTGGCGATCAGGTCGTCAGCCATCTGGGCTTCCATGGCGGCGGGCAGAGTCCGGCGCGTCTTGCCGTCCTTGGTCAGGAACACCCGCTCGTCGACCAGCAGTTGACGCAGGGTGTCGAAGCGGTCCGACTTCTCCCCGATCAGCGCAGCGTTGGCGGTGCGCAGGATGTCGTTGGCGTAGGTCTGGTAGTCGTTGTCGAGCACTGCGCGACCGGTCGCGTCCTGCGTGACGTTCGAGGTGTAGAGGCTGCCATAGGTCTGCGAGAGCGTGGTCATCGCCTCGCGCTCGGCCTCGCTCAACTCCCCGTCCGGCACCGTGGCTGCGATCTGGCGGAACGCAAGGTCGCGCTCCTGCAGTGCACCTTCGTAGCGGGCGCGCAGGAGTTCGAGTTCGATGTCATCCATCGCCTCGCGGATTTTGACGTAACCCTTCCACTCGATGCTGTCCTCGGTCAGGCCCTTGATACCGGCGAACTTCTCCTTCTTCGTGACGGTCTGCCCCGCCTCGTCGAAGGTCACGTCGTATTCGAACCCGTCGCGCATCTCCTCGAAGCTGCGCTGTCCAATCTGCCGCAGGCGCGTGATCTCGGCGGTGTTCTTGACCAGCTTGCCGTCCACCATGGTGAACAGTGGGACGTTGCCGAGGTCATCCATGGTGCGTGTCTTAGCCACCGCCGCGCGCTGCCCAGCGTAGAGCATCTCGTTGATCGTGGCCGTCTGCTTGTCCGAGATGCCGCCGACCTCACCCGCGATGGCGCGGTTCAGCACAAGGCGCAGCCGCTCGTTGTAGCTGACCTTGAGGGACATGGAGATGTTGCGGGTCTCGTCGATCAGTTCTTCCAGCGCAGCAAGGCCCGGGTTCTGCCGGGCGCGGAAGTTGGCGAGACTGAGGAACTTCGACTTGAACTCGTCCCACGTCGTGGTGGAGTTCACACCCTGCCCGCGCAGGTACTTCCATCCTTCCTCGATGCTCATCGGCAGTCCACCGATGGAGTCCCGCAGCAGCCCAGCCGCCGTGTTCACGTCGCGGAAGGACTGCGGGGTAGAGAAGCGCCCCGTGTCGCCCAGCGACTCCACAGCATGGAGCCGGGCACCGATGGCCTGCGCGTCAAAGGTGACGCCACCTTTTCCCCGCGCGTAGCGCCGTGCCTGATCCAGCAGGTAGCGGGTCATCTCGTCACCAGTGCGGATACCCAGCGCGTTGACGAAGCCCTTGATGGCGTTCCAGACCTTGGCGACGACGCTGGTCTCCAGCGCGGCGGCATAGTCAGACAGGTATTCTTCCACGGCTTCTGCGCGCCCGAGGCGCGGGTTGGCAGCCATGGCAGCATCGACCGCCCGCTGGATGCGGGACTCGCCTTTGTAGAGCGTCTCCATCAGAGCGTCGAACTTCGGACCGGGCATGATGCCACGCAGGCCGAAGTGACCCAGCGTTTCGTGGGCGAGGACGAAGCGCAGCTGCTGCTCCGTCACGATGCGGTCAGTGAAGATCACGACCTGATCGCCGTCGAAGGCGTAGCCCATGGCCGGTGCCGTGTCGAAGTCGCCCTGTGGACGGGCTGCCACAGCCCGGGCATAGAGGTCCGGGTAGCGCGCCTTGAGGTCCGCTTGGCTGCGGACGACGGTGATCTTGGGGGCACGGGCCAACTTTGTCGCAAACGTGCGCACCAGAAGCTGGATGCGGCCGGGTGCGATGGGCGAGACCGGGTTGCCGTCCAGATCGACGACGTTCGACACGGTGTTCGGATCAGCCAGTGCGAAGGCACCACGGGGGGTAAGCGTACCACGCTGCCAGTTCGGCTCATTGCGCTCGTTGACGTAGGACAGCAGGGGGGCGTTACCGCGCACTGCGGTCTTGCCCTCATCACCGAGGCGCTTCACCTCGATGGCAGTCTCGCGGAACTTGGTCATGAACCCAGACGGCAGGTTGTCGCGGTTGGCGGCGTACTCGTCGAGCATAGCGTTCAAGCGGGTGATGGCGCTCTCGCCACCCACCTCGCTGTTCAGTTCGTCGGCGGCGTCCGTCACTTCTTCGACGGTGCCTGCGTCCTTGAATTTCAGGTACAGTTCGTCGGCCAGCGCACGATCTTCCTCGGGCAGGCTCTCCATGTACTTGACTGCGGCGCGGCGCTGGGCGCGCATCGCGGCTGCCAGTTCTGGGTCGGTGTCGCGCAGGCCGGTAGCACGCTGGCGCGACATGCGCGCGAGTTCAAACAACGCCGAGTCGCGGGCGAAGGTATCCCCGTCTGCCACGGCCTGCTGCACATCAGCCACGAGTTCATCGACCTCGGCCACCATCGTGGTGGTCAGGTCAACTTTGGCCGCAGCCACGCGCTGGGCTTCGGTCTCAGCGCGTTTGATCGCGTCTTCCCGGGTGACGACCTCCCGGGTCTGCGCCGCCGTCGGCGCGGCGCGTTCTGCTGCCTGCTGGGCAGCGACCTCCTCGGGGGACCGGCGCGCGGTCTTGGCGCGGGTGCCGCCCTCGGTCGTATCCAGTGCGGCTTCGGTCATAGCCTGACGGGCGGCAGCCACTTCGCCCGTCGCGGTACGGGCACCAGTGACCTCGGGCACCCCCTCGGCCCGAGGCTGTCCCTTGCCGCGCTGGACCTTGGCCTGCTGCGGTGCGGGGGCTTTCGTTGTGCCCTTGGTCTGGACCTTGGCCTTACCCGCTGGCGTGGTCGGCGCAGGCTCCGGCGCGATCAGCGCGCTGAATTTGGTCAGACGCTCCTGTACCTGCGCCGGGTCCTGCAGAGCAGAGCCGTTGAGGTAGGGGTTGTCCGCTTTGCGGAACGCCTTCCCGATTTTCGTCCACTCCTCATCAGTGCGGGCACCAAGCCAGTCAGTGTAGTCGGCAATGGTATCGCCCAGCCCAGACCGCAGGTCGGTGCTGCCGCCACGGGTGTACGCCTCCAAGAACGACCGCACCTCCGGGAGCTTGCTGGCTTCCGGGTAAGGTGCCAGCCGCCGCTCGACTTCCGCCTGCTGCTCTTGCTGGTAAGCCTCCTGTTCCGCTTTCTTCGCGGCTTCCGCGGCAGCCTTCTTCTGCGCCTTGGTGAGAGGCTTCGGCTTGGGGGCTGTCACGTCAGCCACGTTGGGCAGCGGCCCGGTGGGGGTCTGCGGTGCCGGAGCGGTCGGCACAGGAGCGGGCGGCTGAGTAACGACTTGCTCGATAGGGCGCGGAGCCGCAGGGCCACGGCGCAACGGCGCAGCCGCAGGTGCAACGGGTGCAGCAGGGGCAGCCACGGGTGCCGGGGCAACAGCAGCGGGAGCAGGAGCGGCAGGAGCGGCAGGAGCGGCAGGAGCGGCAGGAGCGGCAGGAGCCGCCTCGGGCGCGGGGGCGCGCTGATCTGCACGCAGCAGCATTGCCCCGGGCCGAGCCTCAACCACGGGAGCCATCTGTGCAACAGTGGGCACTTCCCCGACGCGCTGGCGCTGGGTCAGCAGCAGTTGCCCGGGGCGACCACGAGCGGCTTCGCCCGCCGGGTTCCGCATCTCGGGGGTCAGCAGCAGCTGTCCCATGGGTGTGGTGGCTGCAGGAGCGGCAGGAGCGGCAGGCGCAGCCGGAGCCACGCGCTGATCGGGGCGAAGCTGCATCGGACCGAGTGCCGTTTCCCATCCGGTGGCAAGACCAGCTTCCGACGGGTTGAGTTGCGGCACTGCCGGACCGAGTGCGTTGTTCGCACGCCAGTTGGCCTCCAGTGCAGCTTCTTCGGGCGACAGGTTGGCGACGACCGGCCCGAGTCCGATGTCTGTGGGGGCTGCCTTCTCGGCGACCTGCGTGGCCGCAGTGTCGGTCAGGTCCACCGGCTTCGTGGTATCCACCGGGGGCTTTGCCTTCGGCGTGCCGGGGGTGGACTGGAAGTTGGCAGCCGTGCCCATACCGCCGCCGAGGATCGCGCCGACACCGGCTGCGATCAGGTACTGCTCACCATAGGTCTCGGCCAGATAGGGGGCCAGCGCCTTCCAATCCTCCGCAGAGAACTGCTCGCGTGCCGTCGGATCGAACAGCGCAGTCTCGCCCAGCGTCTGCATGGTCTCGGTCAGGGCTTCACCAAAGCCCGTCTTGATCCCGCCGGTCAGCCCGTTGCGCAGCGCGCTGCGCGCCGCCTTCTTGCCCGCTTCTTCCACAGTGGTGCGCAGGGCGCGCGAGATGATTTTGCCCGACGCTGCCGAGATACCGAAGGCATCCAGTGCTGTGTTGGCGAGTGCGCCACCGAGAATCTCGGTCTTGGTCTCGGGGTCGTTGGGATCGAAGCCGTTCCGCACCGCAGCGTCGTAGTAGCTGCTGACGTGCATCGGGAACGTGGAGACTGCGCCGCCAGCCGTGGCAGCAGCGCGGACCCCAGCCGCACCTGCGCCGAGTGCGCGTGCCCCCAGACCGGCGACACCGCCGGACAGGACAACTGAGGCAACAGTCGGCACCGCCTGCCACGCGCCGTCGATGATCTTCTCCATCAGCGTGCTGTTCTGGGCGATCAGGGACGAGCGCACCTGCTCATCTTCGGTCTGCCCGAACACACCCTTGGCGAAGTCGCGGACTGCGGGTCCAGCCTCCGACGCCCCGGCAAATTCCATGAGCGTGCCGACACCACCGATGGTGCCCTCGGCCACTTGCCGGACACCAAGACCCAGCAGTTCACCCACGCCGCGCCGCGCCGACAGCGACCTGATGTAGTTGCCGTAGGACGAAGCGGGAAGCGGTACCCACCCAGACCCTTCCGGGGCTTTGGTGTTCGGGGTCTGTAGGGTCTCAATCGCAGAGCGCGCGTCAGTGGCGGCGAAGATGCGGTCGCCCGCATACATCTCGTTGGTGGCCTGATTGAAGTAAGCCGGTGCCGTCCAAGTGTCAGCCTGCGGTGCCTTGAGTCGCTGCGCCGCTTCCATGGCGTACTGACCGGGAACGTACTCCGTCCCGCCCACCAAGGGATCGGCCTGCGTGCTCTGCAGTGCGCCAAGACCCATGCGCGTGGCCGGGTTCCCCGCAACCGGAGAACCGGGGACGGTCAGACCAAGACCCATCGAGCGGCCAATGGTGCTTTCGGGGAAGCCGTCAGCCATGGATGTCTCCTTTATTGGACGCGCTCGTAGGTGGTGGTCTCGACGCCAGTGGTTTCGTCGACGACAGTCGTTGGCATATACTGCGCCGACAGTGCGCCGTTCTTGAACACCAGCACGATACCGGTGTTGTCGTCCTTCTGGAAGTCGATCTTGTCAGCTTCGCCAAAGCCGAGTTCGCGCTTCATCGCCATCAAGTCGATCTCAGTCAGCCCTGCCTGCAGTGCTTTCTCTGCGTCAATCGCTGCTTTCTGCTGGTACTCGTAGACGTTGGCCTCGGCCTTGCCCATCGCCTTTACCCGCTCCTGCGCGGTGAGCGATGCGAGTTCGGCCTGCTGCGCTGCGTAGGCTTGGTCGGTCATCGACAGCGTGTTCTGCGTGATGACATCCATCGACAGCCCTTGATCCATCAAGTCGCCGTTGACGTAGACATCGAGACCGCCGTTTGCTGCAGGCTGGAACTCGTACTGCTGTCCCGTGAAGTCAGACCACACGGCACTCAGACGCTGCGGCGCGTTGAACATCGTGGCTTCGTTCAGTGCCAGACGGGCGACGGCAGCCTCCAACTTGGTGTCGATGCCCATGATCTCGGCCTGCGCGGCGCGGGCGTCTTCATACTTCCCGGCAGCGATGAGGGCCTGCGTCCACTGGACCTGCTGGTCGCGCTGCTCCATCAGGCGCGTGATGGCGCGGTTGGGCTGACCGGGCTGACCCATGCGCGGCGGTGCCGGGGCGTTCAGGTCCACACCCGTGCGGGCGACGAACTCGTCGACCATAATGTCTTCCTGCGTCTGGGGCGTGGACCCCAGCTTCGGACCGAACGACAGTTGCTGCGGTTGTGCAGCCTCCGTGGTGCCCAGCGAGAGCGGCAGCTTCGACCCATCCGGCATGGTGACGGACACCGTGTTGGTCGGCGCGGCGGGAGTCGCCGTCGGAGATGCAGGTGCGGCAGGTGCGGCAGGTGCGGCAGGTGCGGCAGGTGCGGCAGATGTAGCGGCAACAGGTGCAGCGGGCGCGGCGGGCGCAGTCGCGTAGGGGTCGAAGAAGGGGATGTCGGCCCCGTACTGTCGGCGCACAGCGTTGGTCAGGACTTCGTCCTGCTGTCCGCGCGACCCGCGCACCAGTTGCTGGTATTCGTACTCGTTGATCCATCCATCGCGGAGCAGCGTTTCGGCTTCCGCCGCGCCGGGCAAGCTGCCCATGGCGTTGGACCACAACCCCGGCGCGTCCACATAGGACGGGATCGGCCCCGTGGTACTCGGCAGTGCAACACCGACCTGACCGGCGGCGGGGGAGACAGGCGCAGGCGAGGGCGCAACCCGCGAACTCACGCCATAGGTGGCGAGGTTGTTCAGCCGGACCGGAGCGGTACCGTCAACAGGCTGCCGGTCGCGCGGTGCTGCGACAGCAGGAGCACCCACACGCGCGGGGGCAACAACGTCAATGGGCTGACGGTCGCGCGGTGCAGTCATAGCGCCGAGGCGGTCCGCCCCCGTCCCACCCGCAAGCGCAGGCGTCCCGGTACCGCCGGAAACCACGCTGCCAGCCGCTGGGCCGAACCCCAGCTTGGGTGACGGGGCAACCCGCACGCCAGCCGGGCGCGCAGCGACCGGTGCAGCAGCCGGACCTTGGCGGTCCCGTGCCATAGCGGGAGTGGCAGTAGACGGAGCCGCAGGCACGGACAACCCGGGCACGCGCGGGGCGGCAGACGCACCACCAGTGCCGTAGATTTTCATCCACGCATCGTTGAGGGCAGCAGCCTTGGCTTTGGCAGCAGATGCAGCGGCGGCAGCGGCGGCGCGCTGTTGGGCGGCAATCTTACGATCCTCCTCCTTCCACGCCAGTTCCTGCCGCTGGATCGCCATGTTCTGGGCGTTCACATCCATGGCCTGCCGGTTCGCCCGGTTGGTGATCGACGTGTTGACCCCAGCGCCAAACGCCTCGGCCATCTGACCGCCCGGGGCACCGATACCGCCGAGGATGCGGTTGCCGAATACTTGCGCCATGGATGTCTCCTATCAGACGAGGTTGCCGTACATTTGACCGGCTGCGCCCGCCAAGTCACGACCGAAGTCGCTGCGCCGCTTGTACAGGTCTTCGTATACCGTCTTGTTCAGTTCCGACGCAGTGGTCGGTACATTGGTCGGCAGCATCTGCAGACCCGCCGCCGTGGTCTGGGCGGCGCGGACGTTCTCGCCGGTCACAGCAGCAGTCCCGATCCGCGAACCTTCAATGGCGGCGCGACGACGGTTGGCGTCCTGCAGTCCAGCACGTTCGGACACACCCGCCACACGATCAGCCTCGCGCAGACCGCGCTGCACGCCCAGTTGGGCCGTGGCATAGGCTTGCTCGGGGTTGGCCTGTCCCTGCTGCAGCACCGACCGAGCAGCGTCCAGACGCTGGTTGAAGACACCACGCTCGGTGGCGGCGGTCTCAGCGTTGGCGATGAGGTTCTGCTTCTCCACTTCGGTCAGGTCTTGCGGAGCGCGACCGTAGAGCGCGAACGCCAAGGGGGCCAGCTGACCCAGCGTGACACCGGTACCGAGCAGACCGCCGCCAGCAGTGGCGAGACCAGCCGCTGCCGGAGCAGCAGCCGCAGCGGCTTTGCCCGTGGTGCCAAGGATCGACGCGGTGGACCCGGGCGCGGCCCCAGAGAACAGACTGCCAAGACTGCCGCTTGCCGCGGTGCCCCCCGCACCGGCTGCCGCTGGTGCCCCCATCCCGACAGCAAGACTGCCAAGCCCGCCGACGGCCATCCCGATGCGCGGGTCGACCCCCGCTGCTGATGCACCCAGTCCGCCGATGGCTGCGCCGGTCAGCGCCGTCCCGATGGTCCCAGAGACGCCGATGGCACCGGCAATCGGCGCAGCGACGAAGGGGGCCGCGATCATCGCGGCAATCCCGGCGACCTTCTTGATACCCTTCCAGATATTGGATGCCCAACCCATCACTGCTCTCCTTTTCCGTCCATGCCACGCGCCTTGGCGATCATCTTATCGAAGTGATCCGTGCCGAGTTTGCGCGTGACATCGGCCGGGATGACGTACTCGCCCTCATGGGCGTTGATCGGGATCGACCCGTCGGGGTTCTCGCTCTTGGCGGGCAGCGGCCCACCCTTGGACATCGACATCTCGGGAGCCTGCCCCGCCGACATCGGCGCAGCTTCACCCTCCATGGTGGGCATACCACCCGCCGGGCCGGGCGTCGTCATCTGACCGGTGCCCATGGTCTTGCCGATGATGTAGAGGATGATGAGGAAGCCCTGATCGTACTCCTCGCCGATGTCCTCGGCGTCCAGCATCCCCTGCCGGATCAAAACCTGCCGCAGCTGCGGCCACATCTCCGGGTTCTGCAGCGCCGTGGTGGCGACCTGCACGAACATATTCAGCCCCTGCGCGTCGATCTCGCCCTCAGCCATGGACTTCTCGACCTCGGCCTTGATCTGCGCGACCTGCTGCGGGTTCTTCTGCATGAACTGCTGCGCCTGCTGGTCAATGGCTGCGAAGTTCAGCGGACGGCCCTGACCGCCGGGCGGGGCCATACCAACCACGGGGGCACCGCCTTGCTGACCAACACCCATCGCCATCGGCGACGTCATCGGGCGCTGCGGGATACCGCCGGGGCCGACCATGCCGCCCTCGGCATAGGACTGCATCGGCATATTCAGCAGTCGCGCCAGCGACGGCGGGAGGTCCAGCGTTGCGGTCGACGGGCGCTGCGGCACACCGTTCGGACCAACCATACCACCCTGCTCATACTGCGGCACCTGCGACCGCTTTGCGTTCATCGCGCTCACGGCAGCACCATCCTCTCCCTGCGAATTTCCGTTTCCACCGGCAGTGGTGGAGTCGATCTGGTTGGTCGGCGCAGCGGCCTCGGGCGCAGGACCGGACAGCGCGCCCATCAGTCCGGCTTCTGCGAACCCACCAGTGTCACTCTCGCGCGGCTTGCCCGGCGCACCGAGACCCGGAAACTCATTCGGACCGGGCGACGGCGACTGGCGGATAGCCGACACGCTGGCATCAGCGGCTTGGATGCGGCGGGTGTAATCGTTCCATGCGGCATCACCACCAAGGAACAACTGACCGTCGGCCAACCGGGTACCCGTCCCGGCGGGGGCCATGGGTTTCAGCCCGACGGCATTGGCGACACCAGACAGCGGCCCACCCTCAAAGGTCGCGCCGGACCGACCAGCGCCGCCACCGTCGAACATATCCCGCAGACCGGTGTAGCCACCGATGGTCTGGGCAGGTTGCGGTCCCGACTTGGGTACGCCGGGCATCGTGCCACTGGCGATGATCTGGTTGACCTCGTCGCGCAGGTTCGACGGGATGGGCGTGCCTTGGCTCTGATAGTCCTGAATGGCGTACCGGGCGGCAGCCTGCTGATTGCGCGCGACGTTGGCCGGGTCAGTCGAGGTCAGACCGCGCAGTGAGAACGCCGAGTAGTCCGGTGCGGGTGGCGCAGCATTGCTACCCGTGGTGCCGGTGTTCGACCCACCGCCCGTCCCCGTGTTGATCTTGGTGCCCGCGCCGCCACCCGTGACCTTGTCGTTGTAGGTCTTGTAACCCCTGCTGGCCATGTCGGCCTTCGCCGCCTCGGGGCTGGCGTAGGACTTCTTCTCACCACCGGAGTAGGTTACGGTAACTCTTGCCATACTTAGCTCCTCAGCTGCGCGATCAGCGTGTTCACTGCTTGCCGCAGCGCGGCGACGTCATTGGTGAGAAGCTGCACGTCGCGGACAAGGGTCTGGTAGTCCGACAGCGAAGCAACCTGTGCACCTGAAATTGATACCCCAGAACCTACCGCGGAAACCGCGCGAAGTGAAGGCTCTGGTGCGGATGCGATGCGCACCGTTGAACGCAGTATAGCACGACTCGACAAGTCCTGCTCGCCCCGCGTACCGATCAGCAGTTCGACGTTCTGCTTCATCGCAGTCAGGAAGCGGTACTGCCACTCGTCGACGCCGACCTGTGGCAGGCTGGGTATACCCGTGAAGCGCGCCATTACGACCTCGCCAGCGATGCGGGCGTCTCGCCCAGATGGATTGCCCTGATGCGCGCAGTGCCAGTGATACCGACCTCATAGGTGTCGGTCTTATAGCCAGACGGCAGACGGAACACGTCCTTGTTCGTGCGCGTCGTAGTGAACACCAGCTGCTTGTCTGCGTATAGACTGAACGTGATCGGCTCCTTGACCGACCAAGCGAACTCGGCGTTCTCCCATGCGACGTTGTATGTCCCCCAGATCGGCGCGACCGCGGTATCGTCGTAGTCGGCCACGACACGGGCAGCCCCCATATTGAACGGGGTCTGCGACACGAAGACCTTGGAGCGCCACTCGTAGTCCGCGTTGGGCTGCGACGGGTCGTCCCAACGGACGATGTCCCCGTTGGTGCCGGTGACGTAGTAGAGGTAGCCATCCACGGTGTCGAACCACGTCGCGGTGAAGGTCACGTCATGGTCGATGAAGTCGCCGACGGCAGCCGGGTCCTGCCCGCGCCGGAAGAAGAACGACCCCGCGGTGTAGGACCCGAAGTACATGCTGTCGTAGAAAGCCGCGACGATTGTGGCCGGATCGAGTTTGAGCTTCCATGTGTCGGGGCTGTGGGCACCGGCCGACGCGATCTGCACGCCACCAGTGAACGAGGCAACCGCCAGCCCTTCATGGGTGGCGTACATCACGCCGACGTCTGTCTGGGCGATGCTGCGCTTGCTGAGGCATGGATAGTTGGTCGAGTACCGACTGATCGACAGAACCGCCGGGTCGGAACCAGAGATCGCGTAGGGGTAGCCAGTGGTGAGGACCAACAAGTCGCTGCCAAGGGCGACCATTCCGACGACGTCGTATTCGAGCGAGATTTTGTACTTCTCCGGCCAAGCATGGAACGTGCCCGGCTCGGTGAAGTAGACGTCGTTGCCGACGAAGCCGACCATGATGTTGTTCTGCAGCACGGTCAGTCCCTGCAGGTCGTCCGGCGGCGGGTCATAGTCGCTCGACGGCAGCACCTCGGTCAGGCTGCGATAGCTGAAATTGTCCACGAAGGCGAACGTGACCCAGCCCCAATAGTTCGCAGCATCGGTGGCCGGGTTCTCGGCGATGTCGTAGTAGACGATGCCATAGGCAGTGGTCTCGGCGACATCCGCACCCGCGTGCGCATAGGTCAGCGTGAAGCGGTCCGGCACGGATGCGACCTTGACGTCAGCGACGTCGAAGCCTGCAACCGTGGTGCCCGCCAGTCGCAGCCGGTCGTCAACGATGTACTTGTGCGCCTCAGCGAACTTCAAGGTGACGACGCCGGACTCGCGCTTCACTGACTTGATCGCCTGCGGGAACCACAGGGTCGCCAACCGGAAGTAATCCGCCTCACCGGTATCCGCCGTGGTCGAGAGCGTGCGGTACAACCGGATGCCCCGGATGTAGTTCACCCCTGCGGGCGGCGCGGACGGCAGATCAGAGACCGTGACGACCTGACCCTCCTTGATGAACAACGTCGACGATGGCTCCGAGCCAATCGACTCCTCATCCCACGGGGTGTACCAAGTGTAGAGGTAGTTCCGCGACTGGACGAGACCGCCGAGGTCCAGCTTGCCATCCGTGTTCGCCGTGGTGCCTACCTGCGCACCGGGCGAATAGTAGGACAGCGTCGTGCTGTTGATGACCGTCACCTCGGTCGTGGTGTTCAGATCGCGGATGTCCCACCGGCAGTCACCGGAGGTTGCGCCAGACACGGTGTCCGTCAGCGTGATGGTGTTGGTGCCGGTGACAGTGACGGTATAGGCCCCGGTCGTCGCGGTGCCCGAGGTGAACTCGATATAGATGCGCGTGCCGGTCACGAGGCCGTGGTTGGCGATGGTGACGGTGATCGCGTTCCCTGTACGGGAATAGGTGCCCGTCCGATAGGAGAAGCCCGAGATCGTCGCCAGCGCGCCGTCTTTGAGGTTGTGCGGGGCACCGGTCACGAGCGTGACGTTACCACCGCCGTCGCGGGCGAAGCTGGCAGAGGTCACGGTGGAGAAACTAGTCGCCGCCACGGTCGGCTTGACCGTGGGTAGCGGCAGCCCGAGTTCGTAATACCCGCCTGCGGTAGGATACGGCGAGGCACCGGCAGTCGCCAGTGCGTAGGTGCTGACCTTGGGCACGCCGTCGCCCGTGTAATAGAAGCGCTGCTCGTCGAGCGCGTCGGCAGCAGGGGTGGCGATGTCCACCTCCTGCGCCCACGTCAGCCACTTCTTCTCCCCCGTGTCGGGGTCACGCAGCGCGTACAGCGTGCGGATCGTGCCGGTGCGACCGGCGGCAGCGGCGACCACCGGAGTCGGGATCGGGATCAGGTCCCCGGAGTACAACTTCACGTCGCTCGCAACTTGAGCAGCGGTCCCCGGGAGCAACTCCGGGGACACGCGCGGAAGCGTCCCTTTGAACTCAGCGAGCTTGGTGGTCGTCACGCCTGTGCCCTCAGTACTTCTTGCCGATGGGCGACGTGGTGATGGCCCGCAGCCCGATGTTGATCGCAGCCACGATACCCATGGCCCACGTCGGCCCGACGGTCTCGATCCAGTTGATGTTGGCTGCAGCCTGCAGCCCGCCGGTCACAGCGGCGAGGCCGACGTTCACTGCGATGGTTCTCCAACCCTTCATGCTTCCTCCTATGCCGGGTAGACCCGGCGGTCCAACTCGAAGTGGGGCATGTCCTTGAAGGTCTTCCAGTCGCCGCCCCACACGATGGCAACCATCTCCCGTCCCGCCGCGACCTTGATGGCGTCGGCGATCTGTTTCAGTAGGCGCGGGTTCGACATCTCGACGAACTCGACCTTACCATCGACATCGAGGTCGACCCATGCGTAAAGGTCCACGGCGTGCCCAGTGATGTGCCGCGAGTTCATCGTGGTCGACGCGCCCTTGGCAAGCAGTTGCCGCTGGCGCTCCACGGTGCGCAGCCCCTCAGTGACGACGAAGTCGTGCGGGCTTTCCTGCAGCGCACGATCCAAGACCCGGCGTAGGGCCGGGTTAATACCCTGCAGGTTCTTGAGGCTCCGCTCAGACCACGTTCTCATGTCGCCCTCACGCGATGTCGTCGATGACTTTGACCTTGAGGTAGGTGGCGTTCGGGAACGTCTCGACCGTGTCGTCGACATACGTCACCTCGAACTCCGCCTGATAGGTTCCGACAGTGTCAGTATTCGCGGAGGTCCAGTTATACCGGACGATACCGCCGACATCATCCACGATGGTCGCGGCGGCGTCTACCTTCGCTGTGGTCGAACCCTGCTTGCGCATATGAAACCGCACAGTTGCGCCGGACAGATCGACGACATTGCCGTCGACATCCTTGAGCGTGGCTTGGATCGCCGGGCTGGTGTCATTCTGCTTGATATAGAACATCTCTCATCCCGCCTTCGTCTGTCCCACATAGGCACCCGTCGCCGAGTTGGCATTATCCGCCGCGACGATGTTGGCACCATCATACACTTCGAGGGTCGTGCCGTCGACCTCTATCACCACGGTGTTGGCGCTGGCCACGACGTCTACCTCGGTCAGCAGATCGCGCACCGGCTGGATGTCATCCGACAGGTTGACCGAAACGTGTCGCCGCCGGGCTGCATAGAACTCCACGAGGCCCACAGGCTGGAGCACCGGCTGCCCGGCGACAAGGGTCGCCGCCGTCAGCGCCCAGCGGTTCCGCAGGCGCGGTCCCGGGGGCAAGAAGGCGACGGCTGCGCCGGTTAGCGTGGTCGACAGCAGCGCATGGCGCTGGCCGATCTGTGCGGCGGCCACGACCGCTGCCCCAGCAGTCACACCCATGGGGGCGAGCACATGGGTCTGGGCGATCTGCGAGTCCCCGACCGTTACGGTGGCGCTGACATCCACCGTGCTGAGCACATGCCCCTGCCGAAGCTGCGGCGTGCTGATGGTGATCGTAGCTTCCACAGCGGTGGAGGACAGCGCGTGGGTCTGGGCGATAGCCGGACTTCCAACAGCTGGTGCTGCGCCGGTCAGTCCCGATGCTGCGAGGTTGACGATGCGGACGAGTACAGGCGTGCCGAGGGTTACAATCGACGTAACCGACGCTGCACCCAGCGCGTGGACCTGCGCAACCGTAGCTGCTCCGACGGCAGTCGCGCTAGAAATGATGCTAGCGGCGTAAAGGACGTCGCCACTACCAGCCGCTCCTCCATCATCGCCGAGCGGTGCAGCGGCGAGGGGGGAGAAGCCGAGCATCTATGTTACTCCTGCGCAGGCGGCGGGGTAAAGACTGCACCGTCGTAGCGCCAGCCGGGGCCAACCTCGACCGGAGCCGTTACCCACGACGCAAGGTGGTCAGGGATGTCCCAGACGAGGTATGCCTCTACGACAACGCCGCCCTCGATACGGACTTTCACTACGGGGGAATTTGTCATGTCCACTGTCCATAGAAGCTGTCTGCGATAAGGCTAGACCGACGCTTGACCGAAATGAACGAGCCGATTGAGACTACCGCGGCAGCGGCGTTCGTCAAGCCGACAGATGGGATGATCGTCCCAGCCGCGGTCACACGGAACATCCCATGAATACGCGCCACAAGGTCCGTAGCCGTTGTTGCCGTAACCAACGGTGCCGCCACCGAGTCCCCAAAAAATGCTTTACCCTGAGTTGTTGCTGGGCTTGTGGTGACGTTGTCCTGCCCTATGATGTAGCTGAGACTGTCAGCAGAGATTGTGGCGGTTCCGGCACCACGGATGCTGAACGAACAGTTCCCAGAAGTAGCCGACATACTGGACAGGCGAAAAAACGTCTCGTACCCATAGATTCCGGGGTCTAGATACAGTGCGCCATTTGTCGTTGCGTTGAACAGCTTCTGAACGGCGGTGGTGCTGGTCAGGGTGTACCCGGCAAAAAGCCGCACCCAGTATTCTGGACCGGAGAAATCATCGGCAGTCGGACTGATGTATACAACTGCTGCTCCCGTTAGGTTCAGCAGAGAGCCAGTGCTCGACTGCACCAAGTTGCGCGTCAGGGTCGTAGCAGCCGTACCATAGACCCCGACACCAATCTCCCAATCCACCCCGTCTTCAATGACGTAGCGAACAGACTCGCCGTCCACCACGCCAGCCGACGCGAAAGACTGAAAACCCACCGCCGGGGAACCGAGGGTAATCGTCCCGGTCCCGGTCGTAGCTGTGGCCATCTTGGCGCGGTTAGCCAGCATGTCGGTAGTCCTTACGCCGGGTCAGGGAAGCGAATGACCGCCGAAGTCAGGGTGAAGCTGTTGCCGCTGGTCACAACCTGCGTAGCGCTGAGAGAACCCACGGCCAGCAGGCGCGAGTTCACCGTGTCGGTGATGGCATAGAAGGCAGCCGTACCGTTGGCGGTCACAGAACCGTTTGTCACAGCGTTGACCGTGACCTGCCGCCCGTTGGGCGTGCCGTCAGCCGGTGATCCGATGCCCGGGTAGTTCGCGCCGCTGGCGTAGCCGAGCGAATACGTCACCGTCGCCTGCGTGAAGGTCGTGGGTTCGGTCGAGCAGATGTCGATGCGGTTGGCTTCGGTGTCGAGGACGGTCAGGCCGTTGTCGAACACGCGGTCTCCAATGGATGCCATGGTCAGGTCCTCATCTGGTTATGGGAGGTCATTTGCGCAGAGCCTCCTCGATGCTGTCGAGCTTCGACATGACAGCCTTGAAACTGTCCCGAAGCTCCTTGAACTCCCGGTCATGGGCCTGCTTGTTGGCGACAGCCTCGGCCTTGAGCACTGCGAGATCGGTGCGGTGATCCTGCTGCGTCCGGTGAAGCATCCACAGTACCCCCGCCATCGGCGCGACCAGCCACTTGAGTAGCACATCGGCCATGCGCATCACATCGAGCAGCATCCCACTGTCCTGCATCACCGTCTCCTTATGCGAACTTCGGCGCGCGGGCGATGAGCGTCCCGCGTGCGTTACCGAGATTTGCCCGCGCCCGACGTTCGGTAAGACCGTGCAATGCCTGCTTTGCGTGATAGGCTGCAGCTTGCCGGTCAGCCCACGCCACGTTCGGCATGACCAGCAGGTTTTGGAGCGCGAGGTGGAAGATCGCGTCTTCCAGTTCGTTGAAGATCACCTCATCCATCCCGACCGCATCGCGGGACGGTTTCAGTGCATAGAACATGCGCACCGTATAGGTCTGCGCGTCGTCCGGCATAGGCAGGACGATAAACTTGTCGGGGCTGACCTGCGTGATGCTTTGCGGCTGGGAGGCCATCTCGATGAACTCGGGCGGCGTGACCAGCGGGTAGCTCTCGTTGAACTCCTGCTGGTTATACTCATCCGTGTTGATCGTGCCGGAGGGCGTGATGCTCCACAGGGTGTCGGGGTCCAGCCCGCCGAACATGTCAGCCCAGAGCGGGTGCTGCTCGATGGCCTGCTCCAGCGTCAGTACCGGCAGCGGGAAACCGTTCATCTGCACGCCAAAGAGGGCGTGCACGTCGCTGCCCGCGGGCTTGATGAAGTCGTACTCGTGGATGCCCGCGGTCAGGTTGAACTGCGACTGCGCCATCCTCCACGCCAGTGTGCGCTCACACACCCGGATCGCGGCCTCGCGGATATGCGAGATCAGGACCGGTGCCGGGCAGCCGGGAGTGTAGGCGTTCACCCGGTTCACAAGGGTCGTGAAGTTGCGCGTTGCCATGTCAGATCACCTGCTTCTGATCGAGACCGGCCGACGCGGTGTCGGTCACAGTCCGCACCTTGAGGGACAGGTCGAGTTGCTGGAGCATCGCATCATAGAACAGCTTGGCGCGACCGGAGTTAATGTGCTCGTCGTCGATGGACTGCGACAAGAACACAGTCCCGTCGACCACGGCGGGCATGTAGGCGGCGGGCGGATGCGTGATCTCATCCGTCAGCGCATAGTCCTCCGGCACCCGGGCATACTCAGCGATCAGGACAATACCCGTAGCAGGGCGCGGGTACAGGAAGAACTGGTTGGCGTTCTTCGGGTGGCGCATGAAGTTGATGGGGTTGCCAGCGGCTTCACTCATCCACCCGGGGTAGCTGCGGCTCATTGTTTCGCGGTTGACCTCGACGATGACATCGCCGTCTTTGATCTGGAAGACATCGAGCAGTCGGATAGCATCATCGGGCAGCGTCTGCACCGCTGACCCCTGCACAGTCTCGACTTCCATGATTGTCGAGAACAGATCGGGTCGCAGTGCAGCGATGCGCTTGAGCGTTTGGTTGACATAACCGAGCAACACCGCATCGCTATAGCGATACGGTGCCACCTGATCCTGAACGAGGCGTCGGACCTCGGTTATGACATCCGCTGGTGTCATTCAGGCAAACCCCTCGTCGCATCTGCTGCCAGTTCCGGCGGAGTATACGGCGGTTCTTGCCCGGTGTCATCAGTCGTCAGGTCAATCTTCTTGGTGCGCCGCTTCGCCTTCTCGACTGCAGGCGTGACAAAGCGTTCGGGGAAGGCTTCTTCCTCGGTCACTTCCTCACACTTCGGGTTCTTGGCGAGCACGGGGTGCCATTCGTAGATGAACCCGTCGGCCTTGTTGCGCAGATACCGCATCACTTCTTCCTCTGCTTGATGCCTGCCTCGCTCAACGCAATGGCTATAGCTTGCTTCCGATTCTTCACGATGGGTGCCTTCTTCGGTCCTTTCGGATCGACGCCCCCATGCAGAGTACCCGTCTTGTACTCGTGCATGACCTTACCAACTTTGGCCTTCTGTGCTTTGGTCGGCATGTCAGTCCTCCTCACCCTCTGGGGGATAATAGTCCTTCCGTTCCCACGCTTGGCATGTGCGCAGGTTGTGACAGACGAACTCAAATTTGTGACACCATCCGCGCCCTCCACCGTCACGGTCGAGCGCGTTGATAGGAATCGACTCCATATCTTTCAGTGCCTCCGGCGTGTTGTCGAAGTACTCGCAGTTGGCGCAGAACCTCCGCCGCGCCTCATCCTCGGGGATACCCCACGCCTTGGCGATACCGGACCAGTACGCCTTGTTGGCGTACTTATCGACCGAGGTAGTCGTCGGGCCGAGCCGCCACTCTTGGACCAGCCGCTGCACGACCGCGTTGTTTTGCTTCTCAGTAATCATCACCACTTCACCTTGTCTGCCCAGTAGGCCGCGGACATCTTGCCCTTGGCGATGTTCTTCGCGTGCCGGGCTTTGAACGCCTCATTGCGCTTCGACCCATCGGGCGAGCCGGTCACGCCCTGCTGTCCGAAGCGGATCGTCTTGACCTGATCGCCGGTCTTGGCGACGACCACATGGCTCTTGGTGGGGTGGCTGGGCGTGCGCTTCGGCTGGTTGTACGCGCTCACCCCGGCGCGTTCGAGGCGGGGGTCCTTGGCCATTACGACGTCGCTCCCTTGATGACGGCGAAGTTCAGGACCAGCTGCTCGTCGATCCCTGAGTTCCCGAGATTGTGGATTTGGATGCGACACGACCCTGCGGCCACAGCGGTCACGGTCACGTCGTAGGAGTCTGCTGTAGCGGCGGACGCGATGTTGATGACGACGATGTCGGTCGCCGCGATGAAGCTGTTGGTCAGGGTGAAGCTGACCGCCGCACCGTTTGAGATGCTACCAGCAGCCAGCGTGATCTGGCCGGTCGGCTTGTTGAGCGTCACACCCGTGGTCTTGTTCGTGGTCTGGGTAACGGTGCCACCGGCCCCTGCGCTGGTCGCAAAACCCGTGCTACCCGTGGCGAGCATGTTTGTGGCTTGCACCAGCGTCATGCCCGAGAACGACCCGGAGAACGTGACGTTCGACACCGTGCCGCCTGTGATGTTGACGTTGTTCGCGTTCTGCGTGGCGATGGTCCCGAGACCAAGGTTGGTCCGCGCACCGGATGCGTCAGACGCACCGGTCCCGCCGTCGGCAACTGCGAGATCAGTGATACCAGTGATCGACCCACCCGTGATGGTCACGCTACTGCTGGCCTGAGTGGAGATCGTGCCCAGCCCCAGCGCCGTGCGCCCTGCAGCGGCGTCGGCAGCTGTGAACAGAGCAACCCCCGTCACCGTGCCGCCAAGGCTTGTACGGGCCGCTGCTGCGGTCGTGGCCCCGGTGCCACCGTCGGCGATGGCCAGCGCCGTGATACCGCTGACGGAGCCGCCCGTAATCGCCGCCTTGGCGATGCTGACCGAACCGGTCCCGTTGGGCGCGAGGACGAGGTCGGCATTGGTATTGGTCGTGGAGATTGTCGCACCGTCGAGGCGGATGTTGTCCACCTCGACGTTGGCCGTGCCTACCTTGAGCGCGGTCGCCGTGCCAGTCGCACTGTACACGGTCTTGGGGGTAGCCTCGGGGCCACCATCGACATGAAGCAGCTGAGGGAACGTGTCCTTGATCTTCAATGCGGTCAGGTTGGTAGCCACGGGGATGCCTCCTTTAGGGAGCGGGGGCCGCGAGGCCCCCGCAGTTTTTCATCAGTTGACGTCTGCGACGACGGCCCAGATGGTGATGACAGCAAGGTCCGCCGCGTTGTTAAGAACAACGTCGATGGTGTCTTCCGCGCCGTAGTACTTGCCGAACGGCATCGACGGGGACAGCGTATTCGGCGTGCCTTCGACGACCGTGACCTGCGTGCAGGAATAGCCCGCCACGGTGTTGGCGTTGACGCCATCGAGGTAGCCGTCGGTGTCGGTGCCGTCACCCACGTCGATGGTGAGCGTGCCGCCCTCGGCCTTGGTCACGTCCGCGCCGACGGCAAGGACCTGCGTCTTGGCCGGGATGCGCAGAACCTGCAGGATGTCGCCCGAGGTCAGCGCCGTGGCACCGGCTGCCGCGCGAGCGGCAGCGATGGCGGCGAAGTCCAGCGTAACGGCCAAACGCGTCACATGGTAGCGGCCAGCATCGGGGTACGCCGCAGCGGTCCCTTTGTTGAAGCCGAGCGAGTCGGTGTAGGTTGCCATGGATCAGTGCTCCTCAAGCGAAGGTGACAACGGCTTGCGCCAGCGCCTGCGGCTTCACGACCTTGTAGCCGTACACCTGCAGGCCGCGCACGATGTTCCCGAAGGTCGACTCGGCGCGCAGGGATTCCATCTCCGTCATCTGCGATGCGAAGGTGAAGCCCATCTTGTGACCCGCGATCAGCGAGGTCTTGCCGGACGAGACGTTCAGGTTGTGCGACACATACAGGGTGAAGCGGTCGATCATGCCCAGACGGCCGTTGCGCAGCGGGGTGGTGCCGTCGCCGGTCAGCGAAGCGTCCTTGAGTTCGGACTTCTTGATGAGACCAGCCATCTTGGCCGGGATCACGAGGAAGCGGTCGTTCTCGGGGACGTTGGCTTCGTCCAGCACGGTGCCCATGTCGACGATCAGGTCGATGACCGGGGTGGTGGTCGACGCGCCATCCTTGGTCACGGTCAGCGGCGAACCGGTCGTACCGAGGTTGAACGAGGCCGACTGTTCGCCAGCGGTCGCGCCTTTGTTGGTCGAGGCGATGTCCGGCAGGATGTCGGTCAAGACGCGCTGGTCGATCTTGATCTTCATCTGCTCGGAAGCGTCCTTCGACCACATGTCCATCATCTTGATGTCGGACTGAACGCGGTCAACGTCGTCTTCGACGCAAGCGAAGTACTCGCCCTTGTCGATCAGAAGCTGCAGCTTCGGTGCTTCCGGCTGTTCCACGGTCAGGGTCTGGCCCTTGACGTAGTCACGGATGGTGATGTTGGGCTGGGTACGGATGTTCACCGTATCGCCCATGCGGCGGATTTCGCCTTCGTAGTCGGTGTTCGAGATCGCTGCGAGCACGGTGGCGTCGTAGAAGTTCTCGATCAGTTTGCCCGACCAGATTTCGGGGATGAAGGTCCCCGAGAAGTTGGGACGACCGCCAGAGACGGGGTAAGCCATTGGGTAAGCCTTTCCTTAGCTTGGTTCACGGATGCGACCTTCGCGCTGTGCGGCGAAGATGTCGCGCTCGATCCGGTCACGCTCCTGCTCCCGACCCTTGTACACACCTTTCCGCACGTCGTCGAAGAACTTCGCAACGTCGACCCGGGTGTAGACTTTCGTGTCACCACCAGTGGTCATCGCTGCAGAGGTCCGCCCACGACCGGGAGCGATCTGCTTTTCGAGTTGGGACGCAGCTGCGTTCCGAGTTTGTTGAGCAACAGAATTGCCACTCAGGGACTGCCACGTCTTGAAGAACCCGGCCACACGGGCAGCATCCAACTGGGACTGGGCCGCATCGAGGAACGTCTGCCGCGGCACACCGGCCAGCGGGTCGACCTCAAGGAGCCAGCTGTGGAACTGCTGGTCAGCGTTGATCTCCCGCCAGTCAGGGACCTGCGCCGACAAGTCGGACCAGAACATCTGCTCCGCGTTGAGGGCTTGGCGCTGGGCAACACTCTCGACCTTCGGGACGATATTGGCCTGCAGCTGCGCGATCACCCTCTTGAGTTCGGCGATCTCGCGGTTGGCAGTGGTGACTTCCTCGCGTGCGGCACGCCGCATCACTTCGATGGAGTCGCCGTATTCCTCGACGTCCTTGTCGGTAATCAGCCGTTCCGCCGCGACCTGTGCAGACTGGGTCTGCTGGGGAGCGGACAGCGATGCGATCAGCTGTTCAAGCTGCGTCACACGCTGGTTCAGCTGGGTGTTCTCCGCGCGCAGGCGGGTGGTATCGGCGTTGTACATCCCTTGTAGGGAACGCCAACGCTGTTCGAAAGTGGGGTCTTCATCAGTGGTGCCGACTCGCCTTTGCTCGGCAGGCGACGGCGCAGCAGCAGCCGGTGCGGTACCGTCGGCAGGCGCAGCGGTCGAGTCCGTGTCCCCTCCTTCCAATACCGGGTCTTCCCCGGCAGTGGTCTGGTCGGAGTTCAGGTCTTCGTACAGCTTCGCAACAGCCTCGGACTGTTTACGGACTTGCTCTGGGATGGCCATTTTGAACGCTCCTCTCGGGTGTGCGTGTTGGATCAGCTGCCCCTACGGGGCTGTGCTGCTAAGTCAGGGGACTCGGTGGCGAGCTTGAAAAGCTCCGCCAGAACCTGACACCGCCCCTGAGCAAGTGCCACGTTCTGTTGTCCCACGCTGGGCAAGCGTTCGAGTTCCGACATGCGCCACTCTCCCAGCCATTCGAGGATGACCGGGTGTTGACGCACGCTGCTCGCCAGCGCGTGGATTACGTCTGGGGTAGGCTGCTTCACTGCGGCCCCCCGTTGATAAGATTGGTACCACCGGCCGGATTACCAGCCAGATCGGTGTTCTCCATGGCGGGCTGACCGCCGCCCGGGGCGGGCATCTGACTCGCCGCTGCGGCTGCGCGGTTCGCGGTGGCCAGCTTCTCGCGCGACGGGACGACGTCGTCGACCGGCATCTGCAGCCCCTTAGCGACTTCGCGCAGCAGCGCGGCGCGACCCTCGGTCCCGATGATGTTCATGTCGAACTCGTTCGCCGTGGCGTTCAGGAACTCCACGCGGCGCACGTTGACCGTCTCCTTGACGGCGAGGTTAACCGCGCCTTTGGCGACGATCTGGGCATCGCCCTTGATCGACTCGTCCGCATCGTAGCGCATGTTGTAGACATACTGGCGGTAGACGATGGGCTTGATGACATCGCTGTCGATGTGCATCACTACCTGCCGGATACCCTTACCCGCCGACCCCATGAGCATGGACAGACCGGAAGCTGTCCGCCCCGCGCCCTGCACATTGGTGTCGCCGTAGATGTAGGACGGGATACCGCTGTGGTCGTCGGCGAGCCGCGAGAACCGGTCGTAGACGCCCATCAGCGTGTTGGCATTGTCGTTCGGCTGGTTGAACCTGACGGCCGGAGCCGACGACCCGAGCGGGTCGTTGAGCACCTGCCAGATTTTCCACGGCTGCAGCTGGGTGATGTCCTCGTTGGGCGGGATGCGCTCAAGGTTGACCTCGACCTGCGGGCCGGACGCGACAGCCATGTTGTTCACAAGCGCGCGAGCGGCGGCGTTGCAGACGTTCTGGATGTCCTCGATGATCTCAGGGATACCGCGGCCCCAGAACGAGCCGGGCTGCTTGATGAACGACGTCTTGGCGTAGGGCTTCTCGCCCAGCGGGTCGTAGTTCAGCACTGCCTTGATGACGAAGTTGCCGACGACCCAGACGTTGGCGTCGTACTCTTGATCCTCATCGGGGACCTCATTCTCGTCCATGCCCCACTCACGGAGCATCCGGCCGCTGACCTTACCCCAGAACTCCAACGCGTCGTAAACGTCGGTCGGGCGCAGTTCTGTGTGGAACTTGCGCTCCTCAACCTCACGCGCCGTCTTCTGCCACTCCTGCACCCACGACTGGGTGTTACCGATGCGAAGCACCTCGCGGATGGCAGCGTCGTCATAGCCCGGCACGCCAATCAGGTCAGCCAGTTGGGTACGGGTCATCTCGTGGTACTCGAACAGGTACCCGTCGTTGATCCGGGTGATGCCCGGCTCGGGGTAGATGTTGAACGGGCTGACACGCTCGTACTCCGGCGCGATGCGCTCACCCGGCTGGAGACTCTTGCCCTCCCACTTGAGGTAGCGCTGGCGTCGGACAATCGGCCCCTTCACGAAGGCAGCCGGGAAGGTGACGACGTCGGTGATGAAGTCGTTGAAGGCGTCGGCCCAGCCGCCCTGCGCGAACTGGTCCTCGATCTTGATCTTCATCCGGTCGGAGCGGTTCTGTGCCGCCTGTAGGATTTTGAAGCGGAACTCCTGCGCGACTGTCTCCTTGAGTTCAGCCATCTGCGCCTTGTTTGGCGCGGTGCCCGACATCTGGAGGATTTCCATCACACGCTCGGCGAACGCCATCTGCAGTTCACCAGCCTCGGTGGGCGACAGGTCAGGGATCGGCGACGGTTGGATGTCCCACGGCGGCGAACCGTTATCGAGGAGGATGTCCCGCAGCCAGCTTTCGGCGGCGCGGCACTTCACCTCGGTCAGCATCATGTAGACCTCGGAGCCGCCCTGCGACTTGATCGCCTGCAGCTTGTCAGCTTCGTACTCACCGTTCCGCTGGCGCATGGCTTTGAGCATGACATCGGTGATCGGGTCACGCGCGATACGGGCAGCATCCCAGCACTGCTTCAAGTGCGCCGTGATGCCAAGCATCACCGGGCTGCTCTGACGCGAGGCAAGCTCCTGCGCAGCCTGTTCGCGCTCGGCGCGTACAAGCTCCTCGTTGCCGACTACACGCAGTATGGTAAGCCCTGCCATGTCTACTCCTGTTTGCGCGACTATACACTCTATAGTCGTTTCGCGTCAACGGGACGCAAGTTCGTCCATGATCTCGATGATCGCCTTGAAGGCGGCAGTAGCACCGGCAGCAGCTTCTCGTATATCGCGCAGTGCCACGATATAGTCGTTTGCCTCTTTCGCCTGCGTGAAACGCAGGTGGTTACACGGCAGCCCGACCGGCTCAAGACGCTTTCGGATCACCGCTCCACCACGCAGATGCGCACCCATGAAGATGTAGGCCGCGCCGATGATCCGGTCGGGTTCGGTCAGGGTAAGCGCGAACCGGGAAGCTGCGGCGGCGCGGACGCCGCGGACAGGAAGTAGCAGACCGAGGTCGAGGAGTAGCTCTCCGCGACGGTCAAGGCTGGGTGGGAGGCTGGTGTCGAGCGCAGTGTGGACACAGCGCAGCGAAGCCACCCAGTCAGCCCATTCCACAGGCGTGACATCCCCACTCGACATCTTGGTGCCGAATGGGTGCTGTTCTGCTGCATGGTGCAATTCCCTTGTGAGTTCGCGCAGGTCCATCATCACACCGTGCTATAGTTGGAAGTGCGGAGCGTCGACCAGTCGCTGTATTTGCCGTCGGCATCCTTATGGCGTGCGCGCCAATACATCGTGCCGGAGAACAGCGGGTAGCGGATCAGGACGATCCCGTCGCCGCCCTTGCCTGTGCTGGCCGCAGGCAGGCCGGAGGTATAGGAGACCCCGCCCGAGCCGCCGCCCGAGCCGTCTGATGCCGCCACCGAGGTGGTCCTATTCCCGGCCGTGCCGCCGCCCAGACCGCCGCTGACGGTGTCATAGCTGCGCGTGCCGCCGCCACCGCCGCCACCGAAATACGCAGTTCCGGCGGGCAGGAAGGCCAGTGCTACCCCATCCCCGCCCTTGCCGGGGACAGAACCCGTTGCCGTGGTCCCGGCCTGTCCGGCCCCGCCACCGCCGCCGCCGTAATAGGGGCCGCCGGAACTGCGATAGCCTGCACCGCCGACATTACCTTGGCCGACGGTGCGGCCGCCTCCCGACACGCTGTCCCCCGATGCGCCGCCGCCGGAGCCACCGGAGCCACCGGCGTCACTGGTGCCGCCCCCGCCGCGCCCACCGCCGACAGCAGTCAGCCCGCGGAACGTAGTGCTACTCCCAGCATTACCAAACGTCTGGGCCTCTGCGGGAGCAAGCCCCGCCCCGCCGACACCGATGGTGATCGGGTAGTTGCCCTGTGCCAGTGTGATACCCGCGCCGACGTTGTGGATCACGCCGCCTGCGCCGCCCCCACCGCCCGCAACGGAATCCCGACCGCCGGAACCACCACCGCCGATCATGATGTATTCGAAGTTGTTCAGCGTACCAGCCGCCGTGAAAGTACCGTCATCGACGAAGACGTGGTAGCGGTAAACCGTACCATCAACTGCCGCGTCGAAGGTGTTGTTAGCCGTCAGGTCCAGCGCCGGATAGCGGACCATGACGATTCCATCGCCGCCCTTGCTACTGCTGCCAGTCTGCATACCGTTCGTACCGCCGCCGATGCCGGTCGTGCCACCGCCGAGACCATCTATGTAGCCCCCGCCGCCTGCATAGGCCACCGGCGTGCCCGTGAACGTGAAATACGCCCCGTCGCCGCCAACTTCCCCGCCGCTGGTACCACCACTTGCCCCCGCCGCAGCGTAGCCACCGCCGCCGCCGGGACGGCTCGCTGATGGCAACGTGCTGTTGTAACTTCCGAAACCACCCGAGTTGCCTTGCCCCGCCGTCCCGGCCCCGGCCGCGGTACCGCCACTCAGCCCCGAGCCGCCCCCGCCGGAGCCGCCGCTGCGGTTGGTCGTCGAGGTCGAGCCGCCGCCCGCGCCGCCGCCCTGCGCGGTGATGCCGTTGAAGGTGGAGTTTGTACCCTTGTTGCCGTTGCCATTGACGGAGACCCCAGCCCCACCGAGGCCGACCACCACGGGGTAGCTGCCCGCCGCCAACGCGACGGGTGCACCGATGTTGTGGGTCAGACCACCCGCACCGCCGCCACCGCCGCCCACGGTGGTAGAGGATCGACCACCGGAACCGCCACCGGCGACGAGAAAATACTCAACGTCAGAGCCGCCGGAGGTGACGGTCAGCGTGCCGTCCGACGTGAAGGTGTGGACCCGCCACAGCTTGCCAGCATCCCAGACGACCGAAACGGTTCCACCAGTCGCGTTGGTCATCATTCACCCTCTTGCGGCGGGGCCACGAAGCCACCCTGCTCCGACCATGTCCAGCCAATGGCAGGGTAGGACTCCATGTCCGACACCTGCACCCACAGCCCGGGATAGAGTTCGGGATTGGCGTCCATATAGTCCTTGGCTACGCGGCGAATGTCGGTGACGACGCCGTCGGTGACTTGCGCATAATAGGGAGTGCTCATCTCTAAACCTCCGTTATGACAGGCAGTGTTATGTTGACACCCGACGTCGTCGCGGCCAACAGCGGCGTATCCCCATTGGTCGGACCGAGCGGGCTGTCATAGAACTGCCATTCGGTATTGGCATAGGCAACAGCGAAGTTGCTGGAGAAGGCGCTCACCGTGAAGACAGTGCCTTCGGTCGATGCGCCACCCTCGACCGGGGCGACATGCGTCGGGATCACGCTGTAGGGCGGGAAGGTCTGCACCGCAACCTCGGACCAGTCGGACCAGTCGTTGAAGTTGTCCTTGTAGCGCACGCGCCAATAGACCGTCGCCCCGGGCACATAGCCGCTGACCTGCGTCGGAACATAGGTGTTGCGCAGCGACCATGTGGTGACCGCGCCCGTGGTGACATCGACCGTCGGGGCGGAGAGAAGCTGCGCCGGGCTGACCACGCTGGCTTGGAACTGGGTCGCCACATGGGTCGCGCCACGCACCGACTGGAAAGCGTCGGCCGTTAGTGAGGCCCGCCCCACATCCGTCGTCGGCACGACCGGCACCGGCTTCTTAATGAGCGCCGGGTAGACGCGCTGCGACAGGTCGCTCCATGGACCGTAGAAGCCGCCCTGATCGCGGTATCGTGCCCGCCACCACGTGATGTCGCCGGAGACCAGCCCGCGCCCTGAGAGCGAGGTGCTGACGCCGGTCAGGGTCTCGATAGTGTTGTCGAAGCGCAGGGTCACCATCGACTCGTCGACATAGGCTTGGAACTGGATGGCAGCTTGGTTGCGGCCGTAGTTGCTCACGAAGGGTGTGATCTGCAGCAGCAACTGCTCGGCCAGCGTGGTCGGCACCACCGGGGTGGGCTTGACCGTCACCGGCGCGAAGGTGTGGCTGGCTGGCGCGGAATAGGCGCTCTCGACCAATGTGGCCCCGTTCAGCGCGCCGTATTTGACCCGCCAGTAGATGGTCTGCTCCGCCGCATAGGGCGTGTCCGCCAGCAGTGCCTCGGTCAGCGGACCGTTCAGCGTCTTGGTAAACAGACTGCCGTCATTGGGTAACAGGATGCTGTTCGGGTGGCACTGGATCGTGGTCTGCAGGTGGGTCAGACCGAAGGCGGAGACATAGGCCGAAGCGCGCAGCTTGGCCGCCTCCAGCGCCGTCATCGGCGCAAGGATCGTCGGAGTCGAGACGAAGGGTGGGAAGCTGTGCTGGGCGATGTCCGAGTATTGCGACCAGACGAAGGATGAGTCCTGATACCGCACCCGCCAATAGACCGTGTCCCCCGCAGTGTAGGGCTGGCCGGGGATCGAGGTCAGGTTCAGCGAGGTCAACGGTACGCCGGAGGTATAGGTCACCCGCCCGGCATCGTCGGGGATCAGCGGGTTGGTGTGGATCAGGTATTCGGTGCGGTAATGCGCCCGGCCATAGATCGACAGGAAGGGGGTGGAGCGCAGGCTGATGGCCTCGATGTCGCTCGTTGGTGGAATTGCGGCGGGTTTGGCCACCTCACCGGGGAAGGTCTGGGCCAGCGGTGCGGACCAGCGGGAGACGGCGTCCTGCTCGCCGAAGTAGCGCACGCGCCAGTAATAGGTCACGCCGGGCAGCAGGTCGCGACCCAAGAGCGACAGCGAGTTGATCGGGTTGCCGGTCACGGTGACGTCGAGCAGCACCGATCCTGTGAAGTTGTTCTCCGTATGCAGTTGGAACTGCGCCCCGGTCTGGGCAAGCTGGTAGAGCGAGAGATATTCCGAGGCCAGCATGGTGGCCGCCTCGAACTCGCTGGTCGGCGGGATGCCCTCGGGGCGCTCGATGAGCGGCGCACGGATGGTGATCCACTCGTTGCCGTCCGAATACTGCAGCTCACCGTCGTCGGTGTAGAGCACCGCGCCCTCATAGACCTCCGGGTCCAACGCGACCGGGAAGGTTTGAGGGAAGCCATGCCCGATAAGCGGGGACCTGCCCCGAACGGTCTTAAAGGACATCGTCCTGCTCCGCTTGGCCGACGGTGTACGAGATGGTGATGTCGATGGCGTTGTTGGCCGACGCCTTGATCTGCAGCACGTCGTCCGTCATCAGGAACTGACCGTTGAGTGGTAGGGCCAGCGCGTCGTTGGGCGGTACCGGCAGCGCGTTGGCGAGCAGCGCAGTGGTCCCGCCGTCGCGCACGATGCGTGCACTGATCGACGCCGTGGTGGTGCCAATGTTGGCGCACATCAGTGGCGTGATGATCTCTGCGACCCCGGGCACCACCGCATCTCCGCTGCCGAAGTACCCGCTGGACGGGACCTGATACTGCGGCACCGTGATTATCGTGACCCACGACGTCGTCGCCGTGACGGAGACCGCCACTGGCTTGGCGTCGGGCGCTGCGCTGGTGATGATGGTCTCGGTCATTAGAGCACCCTGCTATTTGCCGCCCGGCGGGCGTATCGACGGACTGACATGGTGAAGGGTCTGCCCTCCAGCCTGCCGGTGATGCCGTTGATGCGCAAGCCCCCGGCGAAGAAGACGTTGTTGAGTTCGTCCGACCCAGACCAGCGCACGCGACCACCGTCCTCCTCCAGCACGGAGCCGTTGGCGGACACCGGCCGACCGGTCCGGCGGAAGTTGAGCGGCAAGGCGTTCTTGTTGACCCCCGAACCGGCGAGGTTGAACTGATGCGATATACTCTCGACGAGGCTGCCGAACCTGATCTTCTGTGGGTCTTCGAGGGTAGTGATGACGATGTCAACCAACGCGGCGAGCATGGCCTTGCCCTCGGCCGACGTGATGTACGGGTCCATCAGGTCCTGCAGGATTTCGAACGACCGGATGAATGCCCCGAACAGCTGGCTGTCCGTGCCGTTGAAGGCGTAGTTCCCCTGATAGTCGAAGAAGCCCGCGGCGAAGGCGCGGGTCACGCCCTGCCGCCCGGTCTTGAAGTCGTTGGCAATCGACTGGACGAAGTTCTGCGCGTCCCGCTTGGTCAGCGCCTCGAAACTGTCCGGCCACGAGGTGGTGTAGCCCTCGGAGACAAGCTGGTCCCACAGGTCGTTGGCGATGGCAGCCTTGTTGGTCTGCAGCGCCGCGGCGAATGTGTCGTTCTCGATCAGCGGGACCGTGGTCGTGGTCGGCTCAACCACCTCCATGTAGCCCTTGGCGCGCATCGAGATGTCGCCGAACTGGGTGCCCGAGTTGTTGAGAGTAATCTGCCCGCCGTTCAGCGCGTAGAAGGCACAGCGCTGGAAGATCGTCATGGAGGAGATGCCGTTGATGCCTGCGCCGTTCTTGGCGACGTAGCCCAGCCCGTTGGGCGAGCGCGGCGTGGCGGCGAAGGCCAGCATGTAGGGGAAGATCGAGTCCTTATCGAGCACGGCCCGGTCCGCCAGCAGCACCCCACCACCACGGCCGACATCGGCGTTGGGCGGGTCGGCGAGCGGACTGAGCGGCGGCGCGATGGTCTCGGAATAGTAGTTCGACACCTGACTGATGTCGCGGATGTAGGGGCTGCGCCGGATCACGGCACCCGGCCGGAAGGCTACAGCGAAACCCTTGGTCGGATTGTCGAAGTCATCTACCCGCAGGTTGCGGAAGCCGAAGCCTTGGATGTAGCTGCCCGACCCTACGAGGAACATGTTCGTCTCCTCGTACCCCGGCGCGGCGTGCACCTCGCAGATGTACTGACCCCCGGTGCTGACGACGCCGCAGAGGTCGGGCACCTCAAGCTCGCCGTTCTCGACGTAGACCCCCGGGTAGACCGACACGAGGATCGGCGTGGTTGGGTAATCGACCCGGAAGTCCCGGGCGATCTGCAGCCCCCTTGAGATGGTGAGTACGGAGGTCTGCATAGATCGCCCGGTCCGCAGATCATCTCCGTCCTTCGTCACATAGACCACATTGGCGACAGGCGCGTGCTCCGGGGTGGTGAAATCCGCGACCTGATTCCACTGGTCGTTTGCCCAGAGGTAGAGACTGCTGCTGTAGGGCGGACCAACGACGTAGCCCTCCCCATTCTCCGCCGCCGGAGGTAGATCGAACTCCGTGGCGGCGAACCCCTTGATGTCGAGGTAGACGTTCAGTCCCGGGTTGCCCCGCAGACCCTGCGGCCCGCGCTCCCCGGTGTTACCCGTGGCGAGGTTGGCCACCGTGATCCGCAACTCGACCAGCGACCCGGCCGTGAAGTTGCGGGCCGACGTGCCCTCCTGCGCGCGGATGACGGTGAAGGTGTCGTTGTACCGCGCCGTGACCCGGACAATCTCGAACATCCCGTTGGGATGCACGAGCGTGACGTTGAAGTGGTCGCCCGGGTAGATGACCGGAAACCGCGCACCGGTCCCGGCGTGAACCGTCAGCGTCGTCGCTGTCTGGTTGATACCAGCAGCGAGCGTGGTGGCTGCGTTGTTCGCCAGTCGCAGTGTCATGTGCCCTACACCTCAGTCTGTGCGCGTGCATGATACACAGGACGCCGTATAGCGGCAAGAGAAACCCCGCCGGGGGAGGACCGGCGGGGTCAGCCGAGCAGTGCGTGAGTGGTGTTCAACGCGAGGGTAGGTGCGAATTATGTATCACGACCACCCTCGTGCGTCAACGCGCTTGATCTCACGACGTTGTTGTACCTGCGCACCAGTATCGAGCGTGCCTATGTGCAGCATCAAGTAGCTGATCGCGTCACCGATGTGGCTATGTTTACCCGCGTCACCCGACTTCTCCAGCCCGTCGCCGTTCTTCTTGAACCGATACCCGCCCATCATGGCAGCCTTGAGTCGGGTGCAGCTGGGGTCCATGAGGAAGGCCGGGTCGCCGTCGACCTGTCGCATGAGGTAGTCGTCCACCGCGGAGATGCGTGCCGTGATGCTGTTGGTCCGTGCGGGCATGACCCGCAGCCCCTCGGCTTTGATGATGTCGACCGCGCTGCGCTCGTCTGTCTGCGCCCGCTGGATACCGGCCGGGTCGACCACCACGATGACCGGCGCTCCGGCGAAGCGCTCGAACAGCAGGGGCTTGAGGACCGTCTTGACGAACCGCTTGATCCCCATGTCGTAGCTGACCGCCTCGGCGAGGATAAGCGCCCGGCCCCGGGGGTCCTGCTGCCCGATCACGGCAGCCGGAGTAAGACCCAAGTCCATACCAACAATGACGGGACGAGTTCCATTGATGATGGGTCGAAGGGTCGCCCTTGCCATGTGATACTCGGGGCGAAAGTACTTGAACACTGGCGTACCCGCGAGGGAGTGTCCGTACTCACCGTCAATGAACACCCGGATGTACTCATCCGAGCGACCTTGGGTGTCATAGTATCCCTCCGGTAGGTTCTCGATGTTCTCCGCATACGGACTCCTTCCCGACGGCTGCTTGAAGACATCCCACCCATTCTCGTTGGGGCTGACCCCGTCCTTGGGGTCAATCTTCTCCATCTGGTAATACCACCATGTGTCCATGGTGGGCGGGTTGGTGTCGGCCCACATGCCGTGCCACGTCGCACCGCCGTCCTTGGCCGAAGGGAATCGGCCGATCCGCTTGGACATGGCGTCGACAATGTCGGGGTGGATGTCCCGGCACTCGTTGAACCACGCGAAGGTCAATTCGAGGGAGTTCAGGTTGGCCACGTCGTCCGCGTCGTCGAGCGCGCGGAACATGATCTCGCACTCCACGTCGCCCACCTTGAAGAAGTAGGTCTTGGTGGTGCGCATGAAGTGCCCGCAGACACCCGGCGGGAACCAGTCGAGGAACGTCTTGATCGTCGTGTCGGACAGCTGGCGCACGGTCTCGCGGACGACGGCGCAGCGGGTCTTCCTGATACCTTGGGTATTGGGTTTCTGCTGACTGGCCCGGCGCACGATCTCGAAGCAGCACGCCACGCTCTTGCCGGAGCCGACCGGTCCCATGATGACGCGCATCTTCTTGTCGGAGCGCATGAACTGCTCGACCGTGGGCGAGGCTGTGTAGGCAATATCAAGCGCCATCGGGTACTCCCCTCGGAGCCATGAGCGGGAAGGACTCCACCATCCGGCGCTTCGCCCACTCGTGCTGCTCGGTCGTCTCGATGTTGCACCATACGTGAACGGAACCCCCCTCACGCAGCACGACCACCGCGACGACGTCCTCCTGCTGTGCCCGCTTGACCGTCAACGCGCGGACGAAGTCCGGGTCGCCATTTGCCCCGACCTGCCGGATCGGAGACAGCCGGTCGGCGTCCCAGTCGGGGTCGTTGTCCGTCCGGTGCCACCCGCCGTCCTCAGGCTGGGATTCACGGGGTACCGCGCACAGCGCACAGCGTGCAGCGCCCGTATCTTCCAGTTCGAACGACGTGCAACCGCACTCGCAGACCCAGATGTACGTCTTTTTATGCAGTTCGACGACCTCAGTCATAGACAATCACCTCATAGAGCCACTTTCCGGGCTTCGGCCGGGCGTTTTTGGCTGTTTTGTAGGATTTTTTGGCGGATCGGAGGGCGGAAATGAACGCCTGCAGGTCTAAAAGCGACGTAAAGTGTCGGATTTCAATCTTCATCGGCGTATTCCGCGTCTTCCACAGGCAGCGCGGGGGGTTTTGCGGTCACATCGAGGGTCTGTCCCCCCATATTGATGGTGATCGACACCCCACCGGAGGCGTTTTGACCATCTGCGGGGCTGGAAGTGTCCAGTCCGGCCCACTTCACGGTACTTTTGATGAGGTCAGCCTTCACCGCGGGGGATACCACGGGGTCGTGGATCAGGGTCCAGCTGGTTTTGAGCAGTTCCTCGGCCTGCGCCCGGGCCTTGACCTTGAACGTCAGCCCCTTGGTGCGGACTTCTTCCCTGTAAGCGTCGACCTTCTTGAGGAACGTGCCGTCCTGCTTGAAGATCAGCAGGTCTGAGGCGTCGTACTCGTGGCGATCAAGCAGTTCATCGACCTTCTCCCCGCTCCCCTCAAGGAGCAGAGCCAGATCGAAGGCAAAACGATCAGTCCAGCGGGATGATGCGGGTGTGGTGAACATGCGTGAAAGGTAACGCGCAGGGCGGGGTGACGTCAAGTGTTATATCGCGGTGGTGTTTAAGTGTAAACATTTGGTTTTTTGGGGTCTTGTTATATGGGGTTTAGTACAATACCGGGGGGCCGAAAAAGTTCAGTCCAACCCCCCCCTCCCCCCTCCCCCTGCTATAGGGCAGCATTTGCGCTTAAATTGACGGATTCGACGCCGTATGCCATAAAGAAAGGGTGATGAGTGACCGGGTTAACAAGTAAACGCTCTTTGACATCGTTAGAGACTGACATCTGAAACAGTGGTGTCGCGTCGACACCACATATGCCACATGGAGACACACATGGCTATGTTTGCTATCGAACCCGTCGTTCTGACCGTCCGTCTGACCGTCAGCAAGGCGACCGAAGGCGGTCTGCTTGGCGGTATCACGTCGGTTGACGTGCTGACCGCGAACGGCGAAGCGGATGCACGCTTCTACGGCTTCGCCGACTATTCGGGCCGCATGGTCCTGAATTTCAAGGCGGACGGTCGCCCGGCTCAAAAGCCGAAGGCTGACAAGCCTGCGCCGAAGGCGCTGACCGCCAAGGACAAGACGGCGATCCCAGCCCCGGCGACCAAATCGCCGAAGGCCAAAGGTCACGGCAAGCCTGCGGCCGAAGCGCCCGCAGCACCTGCGGCGCAGCCCGACATGGCTGCCATCGTCGCCGCCGTCCTCGCAGCGATGCAGCAGAAGTAAGAACCGGGCGGGCGCGCAAGCGCCCGCCTCACCTCTCACACAAGGAACCTTGACATGCAGAAGATCGACGACATCCAGCGCGCATCCATCCGCCGCAGCGAAGCCTACCTGCGCAAGAAGGCGATGCAGCAGCCGACAGGCTACATCCGCGAGTTCATCTCGGGCGTCCTGTTTGCCATCTTAACAATCGCCGTCCTCATCATCGGCCTTGCACTGTAAACCCATCAACCCGCCCGGTTCACCACCGGGCGGGTTTTTTCTTGTCCGCTCGACAGAGTGTAAAGAAAGTCCCGCGCAGCGGAGGCATGTGCGTCAGGCTGCGCGCTTCGCTTGCCATACGTCGGGGGGCTGTAGCTCTTTACACGGAGTGGCCGGGACATATCACGCTCTACCTTTACAGTGTAAAGGGGGCAGGCTAAGTCATTGATATTGCACAGTATCTATTTTTGAGGGATAACACCTTTACACTTTCATACCGGGTTTTTGATGTAAAACTTTACAGTGTAAAGAAGCTAAGCCATTGATTTTCCACGAGATTCCACTGGGTGTGCGTGGCCTTCTTCATATAAATAATATCAATTATCTAAAAAATACACGTTTTTTTTGTAATTTCGCGTAGGCGATGTTGAGCTGACCGAGGCGAGTTTTACACCTTTACATACAACCTGTAGTCCTGAACGATTTAGTAGCCCCTTTCCTAAAAAATCGCAGATAGTTGAGATACAAACTCACAACCCTTTGATTTCCCACAACTTTTACTATCTATTTTTCGTGTCCGAATTTGATACTTCGCCTTGACTCGCCCCGTTTTTTAGATACTGTGTGGTTTACATACCACTAGGAGACGTCACATGACCCACTCTTACCTGTCCAAAGCCCTCGCCAACGCGGTGTCCCGTATCCCATACGAGTCCACATCCATGGATGTATTGGGTGTGTGTAAAGCATGGAGAGAGGACATCTCTGTCATGGACAGGGATGTTGGTCCCGCTAAACCCGGTTTCCACCTTGTTCATATTGACAAGACGAAGTGGTATGGACCCGGTAATGTAAAGTGGATGCCTGCGCATAAGGCACCTCAGTTCCGCAAGGATAACCCCGCGCTGCGCGCCTATTACGCGCGGACTCCCGTTGTCTACGGCACCCCGATCCCTAAGAGGTTTACATAACCTCCCCCTTAGCCCCAAACTTGACGCCGGATCGCCCTTCGGCTAGGTTGCTGGGGCTGGCCGAGGTCCGACCCAAACACCTCCGGTTCCCGCAAATCTCTCCATCTCCTTCTTAACACTCACCGGAGTATCCCACATGGCTAATCGCTGGTTCAAACTGGCCGACCTCGCCGAAGAACTTAACACCAAGACCTTGACGGTCCGTCCCCTTCTCCGTCCTTACATCTCTCAGGCTGATGCCGTGTATGACTACACCGTTGGTCATGAGTTCGTGGTTATCGACCAGTCGTCCCCTCTTAACGACTGCCGTGTCACTGTCTGTGACCGTCACACCCTCAAGAACACCTATGGTGTTACCCACCTTGACATCCAGTTCAACCCCGGAATGTCCCCTGTTCAGGTGGTGCTGTGATGCGTCTTGGTTTTGCACAGCCCGACTA